TACTCCTGTTCCACCATACTTTTCTTTGACACCTTGTCGAAGTACTTTAATTGTCTCTCTTAGATTGCCTGGCACGTAATGCACAGTCAATTTTTGTAGCCCTTCTGCATAGTCAGCTTCCAGAGCAATTTCACTCATACGGGCTTGAAGGTAATTAGCAGTTGCCAGATCCGCGAGAATATCTAAATCTTCATCTGGAATAGTATCATAGCCAGTTTCATCAGCGTTCAACACATGTAGCGCAGCGTAAGTTATTTCAAGATTGTCCGTTGCAGCGGTTGTAGGCGCTGGGGAAATGACCAATGTCTGATTGCGTTGTTCCCAGAAACCTTGCATCGCATGAATATGGGCACTTTGATTGATATTGTCAATAATACGCTCTGAGGGCATATGATAGCGTGATGGCTTATTCAAAATATATACCTGCTCCGCCCCAGCGTGTAATTCTGCAAAGAGCTGTCCAACAGGCCACCAAAGACAACTCAGTACCCACAGACAGTTTAGGGCTTCTAAATTATACTCAGTTTGGTCAGCAACAGTAGTTATAAAAGTTGAGTCGATTATAGGGGCATATCGAGAATACTCCCTTACAGCAGTTGCAATCATCCGATCAAGCCGCTCCGTAGCAATTGTTTCAGTCGTGATCCGGTCTGTTGTTATCGCTGTACGGATCGTCGTTAGCAACACGACGCCCTCCTATTTAAAACGTAGCGTAGAAAGCGTTCTGCCGTTCCTGCCGCACTACTGTTTTGTAGTGTAGTAGGAGACATTCTTCCGGAGCCCTCACAAATGTTTCATAAGGAGCTTCAGGGTGTTCATGCAGCAGCCCTACAAATCTGTAACCACTGCGGAAAATTCTCGGATGCCACTCAAAGGTACGCTCCCCGATAGCTTTTCCACCGACCAAGTTGTGCCTACGGATCCAAACGCCTCCTACAACAGCATTGGGAACCCAGCCAGTAAGCCACTGTAGCAGCTCATCTGACGGCCACTCATCCGCATCTACTTGAATTACCCATGGGAGAGTAACCCTACTCAATCCGACATTTCTGGCCTCCCCAAAGCCTCTCTCCAGTGTGGTTTGGCATATCCGAGCACCTGCAGCCAATGCTAAAGCAATAGTAGTATCTGTAGAGCCTGTGTCGGTAATAACAATATCACTGACATAAGGGTCCATCCGCTCTAACAACCGAGGCAAAAGAGCTTCTTCATTCTTGGCCAAAATGTGCAAACTGAGATCTTCTGCTAGCATTGCATTTCCTAATTATTCGGGTGCCATACGCCTTGAAGAACTCTACCTTGACGGCGCTGGGCAACACCTTTAGCTAACCTTGTCTTGTATACCCGGCCTCGCAGGAATCTACCATCTTTACCGTAAGAATCCAAAGAACAAGATAAAGTATCCAAAATGTCCATCCAGTTCCTATGCTGCAATAGGCGAGATCCCTCTTCATAGAATGTGGGATAATACACCGAAGGGACAGAGAAAAGTACCTGAGTAGTAACTCCTAGTTGGTTGTTTATCCTTTGAACGATCTCTCTGTTTCCTAACCGTTGTAGCACACCCATACTAACACAAGCGGCAGGCATTGCCATTTTAGCCCGCCGGAGCACAGGGGGGTCAAGCAGCCCTTTGGGACAAATAAGCAATTGCGGAGTATCAACTCCCCTACTCAAAAGTTTATTTCGCGCACGGCTTTCATCTTCCGGAGGTATTACTCCTACAACAACATAACCTCGATGTATCAATTCCTTGTAAAGGAGTCCCTCGCCTACACCCATAACCCAGATAGTGCTAGATGGAGGAACTAGGCTACTTAGCCAATCAAAAAACTCTTTATGGTCAGCAACAGTTTGCTTCGGCGCAGTAGGCTGTCTATTACGCCGAACGGCTGAATCTTTAGGATCTATATCTTCGATAATATCAAGCAAATGCTGGCCTACTACTTCCGGCCCATGTTCTCTTGCAAACCACTTTGCTGCGAGATGCCCTTTTTGATAGGCTTCTTCTCGATGGCTATACACCCAACGCATAGTTTCAATAAGAGCGTCCCAATCAGGCAGATACCAGTTGCCGCCCAACGGAGAATCCTCAACCTTGCCAACTGGAATAGGGTAAGTGTATTGTGAATCACACATTGGAATCAACCCTGTGTGTTCTGATAGAATTGTCGGCAAGCCTGTAGCGATGGCCTCTCTAGGAGGCATTCCAAATCCTTCCCCTTTAGATGCAAATACCATAGCATCCGCATTGTGCATCCAGTCAAGCATCTGTTGGGAATACCAATCTGCGCTGATAATGCTCACCCGGGGATCATCTAGGTCTGGAAGTTGGTTTTGGCCCCAACCGAAATAGCCCAAACGAGTTTTGAACTCGAATCGTACATTAGGATATTGCGCCAATGGAAAGGCTTTCTTGAACGCCTCTAGCGTTTCCAAAGGAGCCTTCCGGCCAGATAAAGTCCCAAAGGTAATAAAAGTAAATGTGTCTTTAGGCTCGCGCCTACGTGCTGTATGGTAAAGTGGATTGATAGCCAAGGGTGATACCTTGACCGGTACTTTTACAAATTGCTCAAAAACGTCCTTACAATACTGGCAGGGAACTACTAGCAAATCAACATCCCCACAGTCATGCTTCCACTCTGGTAGATTTATTAAGGGATTATCTGACTCATACATTGTCAGTCCAATTCTATAGGGTGTTGGCAACTTTTTGAACTCGCCAGGCGTAGCCATACACAAGCCTACCCTATACAATTCCGTTGCGGGCTTACGTAGCATCTCTATTGTTTCTGTTCTGAGCCCCTCTGTTGTTAAAAACCAGCATTGATGGATCTCTATTTGACACCCTTGTCCTTTTAGAGCATGTATCAGGTTCTCAGCAGCAGTCGCGTAACCATCTCCCATACTAAAAGGGCTTAGCCAATACAGATATGTCCCCCTTGGAGACTTCCATAGGAGATCTTCTGTATCTTGAATATCTGCAATATCGGCCATTCGCTGTGTGTGTAACCATACAGCATCGGCATAGCTTACCTCCTCCGGGACATCTAACCAGATACCCGGAGGGAGGAAGCTGCCTTTCGGCGCTATCTGCGTAACGCCTGTTCGATTACGTACTCGCATCTTAAAGTCCCCCTTAGCAGATACGATTAAGTAATTGTGATTGTTGAATACAGTTCAGAAACAACCATCTTCTTGGCATTGCGGGTGCGAACGTTTCTGGACCACTTGTCCGTATTCACATAAGCACCAGGCATTGTCGCATCCGATGGGCCTTTGAACTCTGCGTAGATCAAAGGCATAGGGGCCAATGGAATATAAGGAGCGAATACGTAGCCCGTATCAAGAGTGCTTCGGGGGTAACAACCCATAATCCCTCGTGCAGCAGGGATATAAGGGGTCATGTAAATATCCCAGAAGCCCTCGACACGTCCTACAAACTCCACCCCAGATATTGAGCGAGGCCCTGGCGGTGACATTTTCTCAGCAGGTTTCCAAGTTGCTGATTTCATCGCGTAACTAATAAGAGTACGGCCACCGATGATCCAGTCAGCATTTCGATACCGCTGTGCATAAATTAAACTTTCAGCATCAATAAAGGCATGATGGAGTGTCTCATACCACTCCCTATTTGTATGCCCTGTACCAACTGTAGAACTCCAGTTCACATTGCCCGCGCCTGCGCCGTTCAAGATCTCTCGAAGGCTACGGTATTCAAGCTCTCTAAGGATCTCTTCTGCACAGTTAGAGACTAGCTCGGACTCCACATCAACGTTCAGAGCTCCCTGAGCATCCTCCTGAACCTCAGTGGACCAGCTTGCACCCAAGATGTCCTTGGTGGCGGTAACTGTTTCCTTAGTAATCTCCATCTTTACGCGGTTTGGAACTTCGTTCTCACCCTTGAAGGCGTAATCCGAGTCCATAGCCGTTAAGCTAGTCTCTGGACTAACATCCTCGCGTTTGAAATCCTGATAGAAAATCTGCATTACTCCACCCGAAGTTAGGGGCATCGGCTGGATAGATGCGATCTTTGCCAGGATCAATTGCGGGAAAACCTTACGGACAATTGGCAAAGCATACTTGACCGGCAAGGTCACGTCCGTTGTCATTGTCTGTTCAAGGACACGGCTCCCCGAACTGATAACGCTCTGATTCTCAAACAGAATTGCCATAGGCTCCCATAGCTTCTGTGGTATGGCTTCCATAGGATTTTTCTTGGTACCTGAGCCCAAGAACCATTCCCACTTGCTTACGAGAGCATCCAGATAAGCTCGCCTACCTTTTAGAAAGTCAGAATAGGCTGCTCCTGGATCCAACACTTGCATATCAGGTACAAAACCTTTATTCACCACAATACCTCCTTAGTATAATACACGTTTCAGAATCTGCTAAGCCAGGTGCATGAGCAAAAGCTGCTCAGTTGTGTACTGGGCCTCTTCTGTATCACTATCCTCTGTAGCAGCATCATCCTCTTCAAACGCCGCCTGCCCTTTTGCGATGCCTGGCCTATTTTGACCTGCCAAAGCGCGCATAAAGGCTTCCTCACGCACTGCTGCCAATACTTTAGGAATGTCTTCTATTGTAGTGACACCCTCCTTTAGTGCCGCAGCAATCTCCCGCCCTACCCCAATCTGCGCGGCCTGCTCGATTGCAAGATCGAGTTCTAGGGATGCAATTCGCGCTGCATCTTCCTCATTTGTCTCTGGAGCCTCTTTCAATGCGACAATCTTCGCCTGTGCCGTTTCAAGCTCCACTTTAGCCGCATCGAGCTCCGCTTGAGTTGCTTCTTGCTGAACAGTTACCGTCTCCAGCATAGTAGCTACATGGTCGTCTAGCAAGTCCTTGCGATTTTCCAGCAACTCTTCAAGGGTCAATTCCTCCCATTTGATCTCCACAATGTCTTCCTCCTCACTGGTTAATTCTGGTAGTGCAAATGTCATAGACTCTTCAAGAATCTTTACAAGCCCCGCGCCTGTTATGCCAGCATGATCACAGAGGTCAATACCGGCTAGGCGAGCAGACTGCATCTCTTCTATGTATCCATAATCCTCTCCTTCCTCATCTCCATCAGCATCACCGTCGCTAAGACTGTGTAAAATACTTTGGACTTCTGCCATGCGGACAGACGATTCACCCATAACTGTATCAAATAGAAGGCGAATAACATCTTGCCCCTCCGCCGTGGCCGAGATAAATCCATGATACTTGATCTCAGGGCCATCTCTCCATAGTTCTCCTTGTACCTTTCCAATGGGATTCTTAGTCGAAGCGCCGAACATAGAGCCCATTGCACTTCCGTGGGTATTGTACATCGTTACTGTGTGGCCCAAGTCCATAAACTTATTAGTGTTTTCCATACAACGGTCATTGAATTCCGGTGAATAATACCTTTCCCAGCCTGTTCCAAGTTGGCTAACGGAGTTATCAATAAGGGCAACGCCCTCAAAATGGAAGCCCTCTCTTAGTGCTTTGTCCAGGGTTAGTTCCTCTGTCCAAGTAATCGGTTGGCCCATAGTTGCTGAGTAGTCGGGTAGACTCTCTAATGCTTCATGCGACTTACTCCATTTACCATCTCTACCCTTACGGTATCCATCCTTATACAACGACTTGTTCATAACACCATAAGCCTGCCGGTAGGCAGCTCCTTCATCCTTCGTCTTTTTATAGACGCTGTTGAATACTGCAATGAACTGGTTGATATATTTCTGAGGGATGTTCTTACCTGCAAGTCGTCTGGGTGTAGTATTTTTTCTAAATGGCATTTTATTTTTCTCCTTCTGGCGGCACCTCTTGTTTTGGTGTAGCCTTTATCCTATCAATTTCTACTGCAGACATTCCTAAATGCTTAGTTTGAACATATTCTGAATCTACTAGGCCCCAGGCCAGCAACTTTTCATCTGCTTCAGCAAAGTTCTTTGTAGCAGCACTTTCATCCAACATATCCGCCCAGCTAGGCGTAGGCCACATAATCGTGTATTCAACGCTATCAGGATCGATACCCAGTAAGGCTAATTGGAGTTTAATCGTGTGATCGATAGATTCACTGAGCATTGCCTGGATCCTACGGAGAATCCTCAAAAAACGCCTATCTTGTTGTTGTAGCGTTGCTTTAGCATTGATGTCCCGCTCCAAGCCTAGATGTGCTTTAGGCACTCGTAAGGACGTAAGCACTTTGTTCTGGTAGTATTCAATAGGATTCAAGTTCAAAAAGCCTGAATTGGACGTGTCTAATACCTTAACATCCGTCTGCCCTGGATAAAGCCGCCCACCCATATCGTGCATTGCTCGGCCAATATAAATGTCCTTCACCACTGATAGGGCTTCGTCGCCCTTCACTCCAGAGGCAATGTTCCTAGTAGTCAAAGATCTGGCAAAGGCTTTGATATATGCTTCAGCTTCTTTAGGCGTTTTTCCAGTAACATCGAGAATAAATAATAGCCGTGCAAAGGCTCTGGTCAGCCAGTTGATAACCAATGCCTCTTCCATTGCCTGCCATTTCTTCCAGGCAGTCCGTGCTGTATAGAGTAAGGAACGCCCATATACACGCGCACCACTGCGATTCCAGCGAATATGTTCTATCTGCCAGGGGTACCACCAGGCAATACGTTGGTTCGTCCCAGGTTGATATTGCTCAAAAGCAGCTTTACCCTCATCCTTCCCCTCTAAAAGCAAACCAAACTGATCCTCATTTCGTATCATAGATTTTGGAGGCATATACATCAGGCGAACGATCCGAAGATCTCGATCTATAACATATTGTAGGAACGTATCCCCATATAAAAGAGTATCACGTGCAATAGCATAGGCTTTCTCGCGCCACCTGGTCCTTTTTATAACTTGCTCCACAATGGGCGTCTCGCCTTTTTGGAAAATAACTCGAAAGGCTCCTCTAGTGCCATCCTCAGAATTCACTGAATTGTCTGCTAGAATATCCAGCGCTGTAGCAACTTCGTCTACAGTAGCATCCATCTCTTCAGCGTCAGAATAAATTGCTGCACGTTTCGATTTGACATTGAAAAAAGCCGACTTTAGCGTACCTACAGAAGCATTAGTTACACCTGATGTCGATGTATTCTTAGGTGCTGGAACGGCTGGACGAAAGGTCTTCTTTACCTTAGCAACCAAACGATTGAGCCATCCAGGTTGTTTCTGGTCAGTCATGAATTGCTAACTCCAAATGAAATGGACTACGTCGTTTTTAGCCCCTGACACAAGAATGTTGGCTAGATCGTCCTGCTCGTAGAACAAAGGAGCTCCACCAGCAGCCAGTAAGTAACCCTCGGTATCTGCTGCATTTCTAAATACAGCAACGTCTCCAGCGTTAGTAGCAGGAGCCATTATGGTTACCCCAGACTTCATGGGAGTGCTCACGGCAGCAAGTGCCTGTTTGACATTCAAAACAGCCAACGTTGCCTTACCCGAACCCCCTGTGCTTGGGGGTGTAACATCGGATATAACTACCGAAGATAGACCGTCTACAATAGCCTTTAATCGGGCAAGTACCGTATTGGTCGTGGGAGTATCCTGTACCTCACCCAAGACATCATGGTCATTATTATCTATAAGCTGCACTAAGCCAGCCTCTTGTCTGGTCGGCGTTACTGTCATTATATCCTCCTACCCTCTGCGTATTCGCTGTCGCATCGTTGGATGCCTATAAACAGGTACCTGTCCTGAGTGAAGCAAAACACCACTTGGAGCTAAAGCACCTGCAAGGACTGTCTGATACTTCTTCTGCAAAGTTCCTGCTGTAGTCAAGTTACTAATAAAACTGGTAAAAGCCATCTTAGGAAGTATAAGTGTACTCATCGGCACTAAATTACCTGTGAGTGTTTTGTGAAATTTAGTTCGTTTTGATAGGGACCCTGCAGGAGCCACTGCCCCCCTAAAGTTTACAAGAGCAATATCTCGAAATCGTAATATACAGTAGGGAATCGCTTGACCCACAAGAACGCGCTTAACCTGCTTAGTTAGAGAACTAGCAAATGTAAGAGCTCCAGTAAGAGTTGGCGATAATTTTTTGTGTAATTTCCCGGCAAATGTAAGCGCGCCTGCCACTGCCTGGGAGATTGGACCATATCTTCCATCCCAGGAGAGATCTGAAGGTTTGGCGGTGCCCGTTGCATAACTACTATCCATAGAAGCTGAAAAGCCAATATGTTTATAATGTTTATCGGCGCCATCGTCTGCACTGAGGACGTTTGTGTTATCCCAGGTAATACCCAGAGATCTATTCCACGGGCTGGCATAGCTAGAGCTAATAGAACTCGAAAAGCCGTTGTGCTTGTAATGCCTATCTTCGTAGTCATCTGTACAAATAACGTTTGCGCCATCCCAGGTGATGCCTCTCGGTTGGAGACTGGGACTGGTATAGCTGCTATTGACAGAAGCCGAAAAGCCTACATGCTTATAGTGCTTGTTTGAAGTATAAGCTGCACTAATAACATTTGTGCCATCCCAGGAGATCCCTTGTGACTGAAGACCTGGGTAGGCATAGCTACTATTGACCGAAGCTGAAAAGCCCTCATGTTTGTAATGTTTAAGTGAATCAATGTCTGTGCTAATAACGTTTGTACCGTCCCAGGAGATACCCACAGGATAGGCTCCTGGACTGGCATAGCTACTACTGATGGAGGCTGAAAAGCCTATATGTTTATAGTGCTTATCTAACTGGTAATCTACACTAATAACATTGTGTGCCATAGTTAAATAGGCACCTCAACCCAATGTTGCTGTACTAGGTCACAATCAGCCCAAACATCTATGCCTGCAGCGTGAGCTCGGTTGCAAAAATCAAAATCCTCAGTGCAAACTATGAATCCAAGTTCATCGTACAGACATCTAAACCAGGGATCGTGGATAATATCGAACACAGCTCTATGGATCAACATTCCTGCGCAACCGACTACAACATTAGGCCCCTGCATTCCCATTAGCGGTCGATGTTGTACATAGGCACCTTTATCATCGCGATCTAGCACCATTAAGCCCATCTCGTTACCCTTTATCGTAGGATGGGGGGCTGCTACAATCAACTGCTGATGCGCTAGTAGTTTCTGAATAGTCCTATCTTGTGGTACACAATCGGAATCTAGTAAAAAGATGTGAGAGCAACCTGTGGCCAAAAAACGCCTTACCTGCTCACAGCGGGCGTGTTGTAGAGGATTAGGATCCCTTACAATATGCACGATCACATCGGGAGCAAGTTGGACGAATGCACGCAGCAACCACTCAACGGTGGCCGCGTGCATATGTCCCTTTGTTGCTACGGAGATACAAACCTGGGCCACTAATTTACTTTACTCCCACAGGACTGAGTGTCTTACCCGTTTTAGCAACAAGTACACTCATCGGCTGCAAGCGCTTATTGATCCCTCTGGTAGGTTTCTCTGGGTCTAAGGCATCTAGGTCTTCTTGCGAGAGAGCTATTCCAGCCCCCTGTTTCGCCACAATAGCTTGAAGCCTTGCCGGATCTGTTACAACCTCCTCTGACTCATCGTTATCGAGACGCCACTCCTCCATCAGGGAATCAGCTACAGCAGCAGATACCTCTTCCATGTCCGGACTCTCAAGATAGCGATCAGCCACCTCATCATCCAGAAGGATCAGACAAAACTCGTGATCCTGTCCTCTACCAATACCACCAGAATACGCCCCTGTCCCATTGATTCCACAGGGGCCTACTCCAGAACGGTCTACTTCTTGGGCATTGTAAGGAGCGGGATAGACCATCATATCCTCTCCTACGCCACCCCGCCGAATTCTTACTTTGACAATTTTCATCTCTCAGCCTCCTGGCGTACAAGTTAGTCTATAGGTGAACTCGCAATTTGTTACTAGCGCTTTGCGCTGGATAAGCCATTTCTGCTTATCTCTTTGGGTTCCTTTTCCCCAAAGTTCGGACTGTTGCACGAGCCTCGGTTTCCCGGTCGGCTCCCCTCTCGCTCAGTCTCTTCTGGTGCTTTCGCTTCCAGTTCGTTGCCTTCTCAGGGTTCGATTTGATCAGAGAGGGTTTTCCATCGCAGATTACGCTGCGAGGGCACCAAGTTTAATGCTGTCACCATTTTCCACATTGACCGCACTAAACGTGTGGCGGTCCAGTAGTGTAACCCCAGTAGAGGCATTGAACAGACCGTGCTCAGTGATTGCTTTAGTAGAAGTATACGCAATAGTTCCAACGCTCTCATAGATATTATGAGCATTCTCCACTTGGGTACCCACAGCTCTAGCCTCACCATCGGTAGTTTCTATATCAGTATCACCAATGGCAGCACTAGTTGTGCCAATACCAGAGTCGTGATACTTGAAATCTCCCCAGACGGATGATTCTGCAATGAGCTGATCCACCATGAGATCGACGAACGCGGTGGTCACAACGCGAAGACTTACAAGGCCGTAGTCAATAAGGTCTCCATTTGCCTTTTGCACACGGATGTACAGCCGCCCAATAATGCCTGAGAGGTTGAACACCCGGGTGATTACAACGCGCCACCCACGACACATGTTGGGTAGGTTACGAACCTTCCACAAGAATCTAGGCCCCAGAATCTGCACTGCCCTAGCTATCCTAGTAGCTAGAGATCCCTCCATACTGAAAGAGCTCTCCATAACATTTCCTCCTATTTCTTCCCGATTGGTACGCCGCGAGGACCTTTGCCCTTACCGCGTCCCGCTTTTCGACCTGCACCGCCACTTCTAATCCCGCTTCCAGGGCAAGGATACTTTTTCTTTTCCATCTGCCTTATTTACCTCCTCGATATGAGCAAAACAATATCTAATCACATCGCAAACTTTACTAACGTCCTCTTGACTCATAGCCAAACCAGTGGGCAAAACAACCGTTCTATAAGCAACCTCCTCCGTTACTGGAAGATCCCACAGACGCTTATTATATGGATCCATTTTGTGACAAGGGGGTGAAAAGTACCTTCGAGCGAGGATATTCTCCGCTTGAAGCACCTTTACAAGCATATCCGCTGAAAGATCGTCCCCAAGCACTTTCATAACAACATACTGGAAATTGCTATCGTTACGTATAGGATACCACCAAATAAGAGGGCTGTCAAGCCCTTCTCTATAAAGTTCATAATTCTGGATATTATGTGTAATAATTCTTGGCATCTCTTCAATGTTTAACAAACCAACGGCAGCGTGAAACTCACTCATTTTAGCATTGATACCCAGTTCAGAAGTTGTATGTGTTCCATCGCCCAAAAAGCCAAAGTTCCGCATTCTTCTAAAACGCGCCGCTAAAGCTGTACTAGACGTTACTAGAGCGCCACCTTCAATAGAATTGAAAAACTTGGTAGCATGGAAGGAGAATACCTCACAATTTCCATAATGGCCAATACGCTCCCATGGAGGGCCACAACGAAAAGCGTGTGCTGCATCAAAGAATAAAGCTAATCTGTATTTTGCAGCTATTGTTGCAAGTTGTCCAGGGGCACAGGGGGTGCCCCAAAGATGCACCCCAAGTATGCCAACTGTGTGGTCCGTGATCTTGCGTTCTACATCCTTGGGATCCAAAACATGCGTATCAGGATCAATATCTGCAAAAATAGGTGTGTATCCACGCCAAGCAAGTGCATTAGGCGTCGCTATGAAGGTGAACGAGGGCATAATAACCTCTCCAAGGACAGGCATCAAAGCTCCCGCCGCTATCTCTAAACCTAATGTCCCATTGGCTACAGCTACGCACCAAGGTATATCCAACGCAGCGCAAATCCGAGCCTCCAATTGCTGTACTTGTCTTCCATTGTTGGTAAGCCAGTGACTATCGAGAACTTCCTTAAAGCGATGAAGTATCTTCTTTGAGTCAGCCATGTTAGGACGCCCCACGTGCTTTGGCTCTTTAAACGCTGGTGGCCCTCCGAAGATTGCCAGTTTCTTCATGATTTCTCCGGCCTCGGAGTAGATGTTTCCCACATTCTCTTCCGGTGCTGCTCTCGGACAAAGGCAGCTTCCAACTCTAGTATGCGTTCCTTGGGCCGCTTTCGCAGTTTCCTTACTGGGCACCCTGCATAGATACTCCAGGGTTCCAGCGTGGTGTTCTGCAATACAAGAGACATTGCACCAACTACGGTACCATCAGGGATAACTACTCCTGGAAGGATAACTGAGTTAGCCCCCACCATACAATGCTTCCCGATCTCTACCCGCGAGCGAATAGCAACGCGAAACGGCTCCGGAATAGCTGCTCCAAGAAGGCTGTCGCCCGAAATATCCTCTGTGCCGGTAAATATCCTTGCCCCGCTAGAAAGCGTGGAGTAGGCTCCTATATTACACTCTCCCCCTCCGGTGATGGAGGCAAAGGATGCGATGTGAACAAAGTCTCCCAGGCGAGTCAATCTTCGACTGACGATGAACACAAAGTCATCAATAATAACGTTTTGTCCGAAAGCGATGTTCTCTCGATACGCCAGTTTCGCCTGTGGATATACCTGCGGAAGTGTCACAATAGTTCCTCCAATCGTCTTACCCATTGTTGGGCCAGCACCCCATAATCGTGCTCTCGCTCTACAGCGCGTGCCCAATACTGCATCACAGATAAGTCCAGGCTCATCAGAAGCTGCACCGCTGTCGCAGCGTACCTTCGATGCCAGTTAGCTCCCCTTGGGACGATATATCCTGTATGACCTCCTATTACTCTCTCAGGTAGCGCATACAAATCTGTCACAAGAAGCGCGTTGCGCGCAGCAGCACATTCCATAGCAGCCATGCAGCACATCTCAGGCGATATTGGATTCCCTGGGAGTAGCATAACCTGACTCTGTAGCTGCTCTTGGATCAGTTCCTCCCTAGAAAGTAACCCCAGCATTGTTACCCCGGCAAGCTCCTCCATTCGTCTACAGAGATCTTCGATCCGAGGGTCGTTTTGGATTCCCCACAGCTCCATATCACCTGTAACGTGCAATGTAGCCCAAGGGACTTGTTGACGGATTAGTGGCCAGATACCTTCTAATGCCCGTAACCCTCGCTGAGGGACACTACAATAAATACATCTCCCTCGTCTCTTAACGACATTGGAGCGGTCGTAATCTGCCCATACTACTCCTGCATTGCTTATCAGAAACATCTCCTCTGAAATTGCATATAACTTTCGGAATCGCTGTGTCTGATGCTCACTGATAGTAATGACTAAGTGGACATCGCCGGAGTCTATATAGGCAGGGAGTATAGACACTGCTGGATCGCAACAGTATAGTGCCTTGACTTTAGCAGCCATGCCCCGAAGGGCAAGAGGAAAGCGTATAGCAATGGCTGCATCATACTTTTCCTCAAAGCGCGCGCGAGTCTGGATATCTCTCCACTCTACCCCCCTGTAAGTCACTGGAGAAGTTCCAGGGGTGTACATATGCACTTCATGCCCTAAAGAGACCAAGGCAAATGCGTAGTTTACCGCAGAACCCTCAGAGCCTCCACTATCTGCCATTTCATATGTCTTCCCCTTGAAGGCAGAAGGACGCCCTGCATTGTAAACAAAGGCTATTTTCACTGCTGATCCTTTCGTAATAAAACAAAGGCGGTTTGGATATTTACTCCTCGTGCAAAAGTAGCAGGTGACTGTACTTTAATAGGCCAATCATCCCAATTACTGCGATCAAAGTTAGCTGGCCTGCAAAGGGCTGCCTGCCCCTGGAATGGGTCAATTAGCTGGCGATAAATAGCCTCCTTGTCGTAAACACGCCTCCCCGTAGAAAGGCTTGGAAGCTCTTCATACTTCTGCCCGAAATCAAACGTCAGCGCTAGCAAACGATGAGGCTTCAGTACCCGTAGCATTTCAGAGACTGCTAATGTGTCTTCTGGGATATGCTTAATGCAGGCTGTGCTGATAACAATGTCGAAGCTGTTATCTTCAAAGGGTAGTTTTGTAGCATCGGCTTGTTGAACAACTACTCCTGGGGCCTCCCTGATCTGCTGCGTATCTAGGTCAATTGCTGTTACAGAAGCACCCTTACTAGCTAAGTAGCCGGGCAATAGACTCTCACGGGTGCCTACATCTAGTACCTGTCGTCCTTGAAGCACTCCAAGAAACAGGGTTGCCCTAACATGCTCCCACAAGCGCAAAGGGGGTAGCCTGGGAGGACCTAACCCTCTAATCGTTGCTGCCTCCGCCGCAAAGAGAGGATGTTGAAAATCGTCTTCCAAATAACTTCCTGATACACAGTCGAGACTTGCCCAAGGTTGTAACGTAGACATCCAAGGCACCTCATTGATGTGACACTCATCGTGAGAGCCTCCCAGGTGGGTGTCAGTTAATTGAACCGGAACGTACCGGCGGCCTTCTCGCCACCAACTGGCTAATCTATGCCACCCATCTAAAACAACCAGACAGTGCTTGCAGAGAAGAATAGGCTTCTCTTCCAGACGCCCATCCAGGTATTTATAAACACCTTCCCAATCAGTACAGGGATGGCACCTGAAGTTGATCCACTCAATGGGCCACAGGCGGGGCTCAGAGGCTTCTACCTCAGTTCCATCGTAGAGCACTCTAGGCATGGTCATATTTCCTATATTGTGCCGGAACAGCTTGCCCATGCTTACGGAAAATGTAGGGCATGGATTCTTTGTAGCGGGCTAATTCTATCTCATTTCGGGGGTGCCATTGATGGAATCCGGTAATATCATTGCAGGTCAGCAGGTGGTATCCTGCATCCGTCAGGCTCCATCCGAAATCGCAATCATCGGCATTAGCTCCCGGAATATGCTCATCCCACCCGCCAATATCATGCCAAGCCTGTATGGGAATAATGATATTAGCCCCCAAAACGGCCCTGCAAGACTTTAGAAGCCTCCCATTGAACCACGTCTTGCCATGCACCCCCAAACGGTGGTCAGGACTAGCATTAGAGCGATCTCCAGAGGCGGGTATCCAATCATAGCGGCCAGCAAGGACCCGTTTGGAATACCGCTTAATGTGTTTGTAGGCATTCTCAATAGCGTCTGGCGCAAAGAGAATATCTCCATCGGTATACCAAATGTGGGTAGTGGCCTTTGGAACCGATTTAGTACCCACGTTTAGGTTAGCAGCGACTCCGAGAGGCAAAACGCCGCCTGAGTACACATGTCTGACATGGAAACTGCGACTATATTGAAGTGCTAGTTCCCTAATGGGTTCCGTACTCGCATCGTCTGCAACCACTAACGTAAAGTCCCTGCGGGTCTGCTGCGACCATGCCTGCAACGCGTTGTGGACATGTTCTATGCGATTATGCACCGCCATCACTACACTAATGTGCTTATGCTTTGGCATGTTTCTCTGGTCCTCCTCTATAACTAGGTGCAATAAAAATATCCTCGCCTGTACCCTGCACTTGAAGTCCTACCGCAGCAAGGTCGTGCTTGGTCATTATATACAAAACATTCTCCGCTAGCGTTTTGCGGTGCGCTTTTTGATCCCTGTCATGATAGATATGGTAGCCGTGTACTAGCTTTGTAAAAATCGCTGGGTAGCCTGCCTGTTGACACCTGATACTCAATTCGCAGTCCTGCCCCCCGTGTGTAACCATCGTCTCATCGAAGCCTCCAAGAGCATTGTAGACGTGTTTGGGAAACATCAAAACATCAGCAAATAGTTGAGCTGCATATTGCGCTTGCGGAGCGCCCTCGAACAGTTCTGGGCGCTCTAAAAATCGTGGATCTGTCCCAATAATCCCTTTGAGTCTTCGTCCAAAAGGGGTAGGGGGCAAAGTTTCCTCTACAATTGCCTCCCAATTAGAATAAACGTCATACGGGTGGATTTGCATAGGATGCAGCCAGTCGTACTGTCCTGCAATAAGCGCATCAGGGTTAGCCGCGTGCAGATTCATCAGGTGTACCAGCGAAGGGGCTTCTAGTAAAATATCAGAACCCAAAAGCAAGAAAGCCTCTCCACGCGCTATAGCGCACCCTCGATTATACGCCAAGGATGCTCTATAACCATGATGTGGTTGCCACCTATATTGCAAATCAAAGCGATCTTGGAACTCCAGCATCACACCTAGTGGATCGTCAGTGGAACCGTCATCTACTACAATGACCTCTAAGGGCTTCTTGTAGTGATCCAGGCACCGCTCCAAAGCGCACAGGCACAGATAAAGATGCTCTCGACGGTTATATACAGGAATGATTACAGAGAGAGCAAACTTTAGAGACGCTGTCGTAGGCTGCACAGGGGAGTCTAATGCGTCTTCCGGAGGTTGCGCGGGCTCTTCTACTTCTATCTTTTCCTCTTCTTCTTCTTCTTCTATTTCGACACCTGGTACAGGGCTCCCATCTGACATCGTCGGCGACAGATTGAACAAGTGTTCATCGCTCCCCAAACCGGCAAACGTTTTGCGTAGCCGGATGCTGTTTGTGTAAGAATGCTTCTCAACCCATTCAGTCCCAGAACCGTGTTCGTAGTGGTACAAGGTAGCCTTGGGCTGATAAATGACCTTCCAGCCCGCATCTCTAGCACGCCAGCAAAAGTCCACGTCCTCGAAGTTACCGCCGGCGTAGCCCTCGTCGAGTCCACCCTGCTGATCCCACAAACTACGTCGAATAAGCGCACACGCAAATGTAACTGCGTTGATCTCTCGTCGTCGAGCCGCCGGTTCGTAATCGACAGGCTGCCCCCGGAAAGGATGGTAGGGTAGATTATCTGCGGTTCGAGCCACCCCCGCGTGCTGGATCGTTAGTTGGTGGGGCGCGCCCTTTGTATCTGGGTAAAGTAGGCGGGCTCCTACAATCCCTACCTTCGAGTCAGTGTCTAACTCCTCTGCCATAGCGGTCAGCCACCCCTCCAGCGGTTCGATGTCTGAGTTCAGCAAGCAGAGGTACTCCGAGGGGGGTATTTGTGCTATTGCCCAGTTGTTAATCTCTGCGTAGCCCTTCCGCGTCCGCGCTTTGAACACCGTGATATTAGCGAGGGCGGAAATATCGTTCAGATACTCTTGCAGCGCAGTTTGAGGAGAGCAATCATCTGCCACATAAACATGGTAGTCCCTGAGAGTGCGTTGTGTCAGAGTAGAAATACATCGCTTGAGATGGTGTACAGCATTGAATGTCGGAATAATAATCGGTATCGGATCGTGTTTCATAGGGGTCCCCCTCCCTTTATGCGAACATCATCGGAACAAATATCTCTACCGGTACAGGTATTTCCTCCTGTGCTACATCTGGGTCCCTCCCTTCTGCTGTTGCCTGTTTCCTGGCAGCAGCTACTTGCAAGTCATAAATTGTCTTATCGGCCATCTTATCATACTTGGCAAAAGGATCTGTACCTAGTGGAATGCGTATATCTGCTCCAGGTGCCTGATTGGGCGCAAACTCATGTGCTTTAGCCTGGATTAGTTCCGTCGAGATCTGTGATTCAAAGCTCTTAGCAAGCGTTCGGCAGCCTTCCAGGGAATCCAGGCCATCATCATAGGCTCCCATGGGCCACTCTCTAAGCTCTTTCTTGAGCAATGACTGGCCATTCTCCAGGATCATCAAGTAGCCGTTCTCCAAATCGGGCTGTAGAGAATTGATCCGCATTTGCTTGTTAGAAAGCTGGTTGTAGGGCTCTACAGGCAGGTAAACGCCCTCTTCCATCGACCGGCGGGCGGACTCTGTAGCAAAAAGCGCCTGGAAAGCATTCTTCTCAATCCGCCAGCGGGCAATGGGATACTCTTTGGCCCATTTATTCTGCGCATTGATCAGGCGATCTGGTGGTCTGCGTTCGATGTCAGAAACAATTGCAAACATCTGCCTAGTAGGTGCCTTGGCAATTAGTGTAATAGCCGAGTAATCTGACTGTACTGAGCCGCCCATGCTAGGGTCTGTGAAGCCGAAAATTGTGCAAGCGCTAAGTGGCACTGCCACCTGCCCATTCGAGGGTATTAGCCAGATTCCCTCCGCCAGGCCAGCGGAAGCTGACCGGTATTCCATGCGGAAAGTCTCCCACTTTTTGAACAACCTACTCTTGGGGTCTACAGGCTCGTTTTGTAGCTCAGTAGCAAATGCCGCTTCACCCCCAGCTACCCGCGTGAGCATTAAGTCGTAGTAACTAAATGCCTCCGGCCAGGCGGAGACCGCGCCTTTGAGCATCTCCTCTTTATGGGCCAAGAAGTAGGCATAGGCAGTCTTCTCCTTGTTTTTGTCTGTCAGGTTAGTAACTAACCCACGCCAATGCTCCCACAAGTCCTCACGCTCTGCCCAAGCTGGTACTGCCTGATACACACGTGAGTGGAACATAGGGTTGTCTACCAAATGTTGTAGCAAGCAATCGAAGTGCAAAAAGTTGCCCACTACAAACACTTTGGTATCAGACCAACCGGCGTTCATAACTGAGCGCCAGAACCATTTGCGGTGGGCTTCTCTTCTGGTAGCGGATTGTACCCCTTCCAGGTTCTCGGAGTCGTCTACAATGATCAAGTCGGGGCGGTACTGCAGAAACTTGCGCCCTCGAATCTTCATACGCGCACCCAGGGCTATCAATTTCACCCTGTTAGCTGTGGTAATATCGTCCTCTTGCCACTTCGCCCCTTGAAGCTCTCCAAAATCCTCTTTGATACGATCATTATGTTCTATCTCGTCTTTGATGGTGGCCAACTGTTGCTTGGCCTGCGTATGTGAGTCGGATATAATGGGGATAAACCGGCGCTTTCTGAAGCAAATACACCAGAGGGGGAGCGCTAACGTTGTAGTAGTAGTCTTTCCAAAGCCTCTAGGCCATACTAAGGCATTGTTTATCTTGCCTGGTGAACTAATTGCCTGCTCCATAGTTCGGTAGGTCTCTTTGTGCAAAGGGGCGGGGGCGCAATCGAAGTGATTGGGCAAGTAGAAGCCAGCAAAGAACTCAAGGTCGATCTCTGCCAACTGTTTCCATAACTCCTGAGTAGGGGGATCGTCTAAGCGCCCCGACTTTTCCAGATCCGTTAGGGAGAAGTTACGTAGTAGAGCCTCTCGGATTAGTTGGAGGTCTTTGGTTGTCAGGTCCATACTTAACCTCAAGCAACAAAGAACGCAAAGAAGGCAAAGGCTTCCCTCCAAGCAGTTGAGCGGCAGCCCCAGGTTGCACAGGGGGGTTGCTACCCTTCGTAGAAGGAAGCTCACCTATTGACTGCTGTATCTCTACATACTCACTCAGCATCTTCCAATAGCTTGCCGTAACGGTATCTACGTAGGCCAGACGTGTTCCGCTGGCCTCCTCTATCATCAAAGCAGCACCTAGCCTGTCGGACGTTAGTCGAAGTAAGCGGGCTAGTTCACCCATAGCATCTACCTGGATGTTGATCTGGTTGTAGCGTTTCTGTAGCGCTGTAAAGTCGAGAAGTTCGGCCTTGGGGATGCTACCGAGGTAATCACTGATGTCCTGTAGAGGCACCTCAACCGAGCGCACCGCTTTGAGGAAACGATGTACCCTAATTGGGGTCCAACCGGAGCAAAGCATCTCGCGAATCTCTAGCTCATGCTGAGCAAGAACGCTGGGAAGCGCTTTTGTATCTATGGCATCGAGTACTTCTATTTCCATACCCTCAGTATAGCACATCTGTTCAGAGAACGCAAGGTTGGCCTTTTGCGCTCCAGTAAACCGTAGCAAACTCGGCTCAGTGGGCGAAACCGTTACTAAAAATGTATGCGACCAAAAAGTAGGGCGAGTTTAAAATAGGAAGGCCACATCATCTACAGAGCCCACCCACTATTTCTTTCTTTACTTTGCAGTTTTCTAGCCTGCGAGACAATTACAGCTAGCCTATATCATTATATTGCAGCCAGTTGCAAAGCGAAGCATTATGTAAATAGAACAAATGTCATAGGCCATTATGCCTAGATAGGGATAGGCCAAACTGCCTAGACACAAATACGCCATTTGGCCGATACGAAAACACACAACGTGTGCTATGCTGATGTCGCCATAGGCAATAACAAACAATCGTGCGGACCTAGCACGTTGACATAATTGGGACACAAACCTTATTTGACATAACGGGAGGAGAATCATGAAGGCGGGGCAATTATACTACCTACAACGTGCGCAGGGCAAACTACAAGACGCGGAGCAGGAATTGCAGGGGAGCATACGTGAATATGCTGGACCGGAAGCGCTTGTTATGCAAAGATGGCAAGCAATGCTTGTTGACATTGATGTGGCGATGGGTGCAATGATTAACGCAGAGTGTGCACGTTTGCGCAAAGATAAACCTTGCTGGGCATAAGAGGAATTAGCACAAGAAGCGTAACACGAAGGGAGCATTATGTCAACAATATATGCTGGGCATACGATAGTGGCCTTGCGCATTGTCCTATATGACGCTTTGGAGCGCTATTCATTCGAGTATGACTTTGCTACAACGGGAGCCGACAAAATTGAAGCAGCTATACGGATATGGGCAATTAACAACCTACTTGACGTGTTATAGTCATACTGTAGAAGGAGAATCGTGTTAGTACAGGAAAAACATCTAATTGCTGCACGCTATGCTATTCACAAGGCGCGTCATGAATTGGAACTGGCTGACGTGGAGCCTGCCGACATTGACGCAATACGAGCCCTTCATAGAATACTCTTCGGCGTGCTAGAGTTACTAGAGCCGTATCTCGAACAGACAGACAGCAAGCACATATAGTTATGTCAAGTTACGCCTTTGGCCTAGCATGGTAAGCGTGTCCCAAAGTTTACCATGCTAGGCCAGGGTACAAACATAAACCGTAAAGGAGCATTATGTCAACTCGGAGACTTTGGGTGTGCCATACGTCGATGCCTGGATATATGCCACACTCGTCTATACTGTGCAAAACGAAAAGTGAAGCAGAGTATCTTGCGATATGGGATAAGCAAGATATACTAGAACAAACGTTCGACATCGACCGACAACGCAATGGCTACACTGCTAGTGGGCATATAAGACGTGACGGTAGGCTGGACTTGGAACCCAAAGAGGGCTACGGTGGGCCAAACTATGCCATCATTGTTGAGCCTGTTACAGAGGATGTTGAGCTATCAGAAGAGGATAAGGCTACACTAGAGGAAACAGGCTATCTTACCATAATATAAGGGAGCATTATGTCAACCGAGGAAGCTTTGCGTTGGGCGCGTGGAGTTAACAGCCGCATACCTTACAATCCCATATTGTCCGACGTAAACCATAAATTATATGCCATGCTGGATGCTGTCCAAGACTTCGAAGTGACACTCTGTACCATAATGACCGCATATCCCAGCATAGAGCGCGATCTAGGGCAAGCTTATGAGTCGTTACGTCAAGCGGAGAAGCACCTTCTCGGCGCGTCTTGTGATGCTTCACTTGACGCGCTAGGGATAGCACGTATCAAAAGGGAGTAATTATGTCAAGTCGTAAAGCGTCAACCTTTGGGCCAGAGTATGCTCTTGTCACGGATTCACAAGAAATAGACTATATTATGAAGAATTATGTCAAGTCTGAGGACTTTGACACTTTCGGCAGTTTATTTGTCAAAGTCGGGGAAGGTGAATACCTTGAAGTTTGGGGATGTCGGCGATACGTGCCTCAAGTAACGTCAGTTTATCAACGTGTGCCACTAGCATTCTAGTCAAAGTATACCACAATCAAAGCATAAGCGGGCGGTTGTAGTCAAGTAAACTGCCCGCTTTGTAACGACTTTTCGATTGTTACAATTATTTGTTCAATAAACTGCAATAGCCTTGTTATAGCTGGCAGTCAACAACAATGGAATAGTCATGACAAGTATAGATAGGGTTCAAAGTGATTATTTGATTTTTTTTCAAATGTTGACAAGGTTACTCAAGAATAGCATTTTATGTATATAGTCTTTGTATTGTTGACGAACATAGTCAACAATTGCAAGAAAATCAAATAATCAAATATCGGGCTGTTTTTATCGTCGAGAAAACAGCAAACGAAGGCACGAAGACAAGAAAGGAACCTTGTATATATAAATATATTTGATTATTTTATTATTTTATTCTTAGAATATAGAGCACATCCCAGCGCGTATGTGCCCAACTTGACCGATTATTGGCGAAGGAGCAAAAATCCGCCAAACTCCAGTTTCGCTCGTTTCTATATTCTAGAAATAAAATAATCAAATAATGAAATAAAATTACACCTAGCCCGTTTTACCTTATTATATCGCCTGTCCACCAGTTTGTCGCTGTTTTACTATGCGAAAAACGTCTTGACATAACGTGTCACAGTACAACAGCCTATTTTACACTGTTAGGCCACAAAATAACGCAATAATCTACACTTTTGCCGGTCCTTCCCTGCGTTATAGCCTGTTCAGTTTTGCTAGTCTTGATAGTTTTGCGAAAAAAAGCCAAGTCGGGGCTTTACATAATTATCCAGAAGTCTAAGTATATATGCCTAGTAGGATATAGGCCAAAATGCCTAGACCAGAATAGGCCAAAATGCCGATGTGCTAATCGCTATTCTATGGTAGTCTATAATCAGAGTTAAGCATACAAATACAGAGGGGAGAAGGTATCATGAGAATCACGAGAGCATATCTGCGAAAGTTGACGGCCAATCTGAACGAGGCACTAGGCCGCCCTTCAGAATCTTACGCGGTGGGCCATATTAACTTAGACTTCGTCTCTTGTTATGGCGGCTATGCTTTGCGAGAAATTGCCAGTGAGCACGGAGCTGAAGACTTTTACTGGCCTAGATGGTACAGAGTATCCGCGCGTGAAATAGCTGCGTTTCTTGAGGGCCAACTTGATATGTTTGAGAAGTTTAAGCAGTCATAGTCTTCAGACCTTGGCTATAATGGGAATTATAGCCAAGCATGTGGAGATTATGTCAATATAAAGGAGAAGGTACAATGGAAGGGCAGGATGCGGCACTATGGGTTCAAGTAGATTATGTCAACAGAACAGAAGGGTATCGTTATGGGGGTGATGATCCTTTCAAGAGTAACTGCTATACTCTAGGTGAAGTCTATGCGTCCTTTTTGGGCGAATACGGACGGTGTATCGGCAAAGTCTATATTGACGAAGGCGCTATTGCCCGTCCTATCGGCTGGGCTTTTCTCAAACGGCAAAAGTATGACGACTGCGAAGATACATTCTTAGTGGAGACTTGGGTAACGGTCCACATAGGGCCACCAACAGATACAAGGGAGTACCATTATGCTTGATTCTAGTGGCAAGCATATAAGACATTGTGGACGGTGCCATACTTGCGGCACAAAACTGTTGCAGGTATTGGATGGAGAAGAATAGTGCCCAAAGTGCCGAGAATATAAGCGCTATCGCAGTCATGGATGGGCTGGTACCCTCCATGGCAAAGCTACCGAGTGCCCAAAAATAAAGGAGTATTATGTCAAGTCGTTATGTCACCTTGTCAGAAGGTCGCAAGGTGTCGCTGCAAAAGTATATCGCCGGTGTAAAATATGCCAAAGCACACCCAGAGCAAACCTTCCCTAGCGGTTTAACCTGCTGGTATTCTTGCACCGGCGCAGCTATCCTTAAACAGTTTAAGGAGGGAATGCACCGCCGTATTACGGAGGGTGTTCCCTACAGTCGAAGGGGCATGTAACATGCGTGTAATAACAGCATACTATAGGAAGTCGAACCGCCACAAGTGGCAGTTCCTCATTGATCGACCGGCGGCACAAAAGGACTTTGTTATAGCCTGGGCCAAGAATTGGCTGCAGAATCTTGCCCCAAAGTATGGCATTACTCAACTGGGCTATACTGTCACCGAGGTGGCCGCACGTGCCGCATATAGCCTTAAGTGTAATGCACAAGTAACACCTATAGCTACAGAGTAAAGGAGCATTATGTCAACAGATGAAACATACAACGGTTGGACAAACTGGGATACATGGTGCACATTCCTTTGGTTGTCAAATGATGAAAGCACCTATAATGAGGGGAAAGGTATAGTCTGGCGAAGCACCATCGAATGGGAGGGCTGGCTAGAGCAGTTTGTAGCCATGCTTGACCGAGTACTCGGAGAGAGTATCGACTTTGCCAAAGTCAACAGAGACGAAATAAGGGAGGCGCTTTTAGAATAATAAAACACATGTTCTAGGCCATTATGCCTAGCGCAAGTTAAGCATAATGGCCGATGTATCGCGAGCGAAGTCGTGCTATGCTATTCGCACAATTCATTAGTCCTATGAAGGGAGAGGCATGATCAGCAACAGGGAGAATATTAAGACTGAAATGGATGGGACCACACTTGTCATCAGGATCGAAACCGACGAGGAAAAAGTCCAAGTCACGCCTTCCGCCTCCGGCAAAACGCTTGTCATTGCCACAACTGGCGGCGCAACTAAAATTGACGGGCGCTCTTTGAATCTGACACTGTATCGCAAGTAACGACGTAGTCACTAGACCTATGCCACAACCCTGTTGTGGCATAGGCTGTAGCAATTATGCCAACATGAAGGAGCGCTATGCTGAACAATGAAATGTATGCCAACTTTCGTGCCTGGCGGGTTTGCGTTGAGATGTGGGTCACCTACCATACAGGGCTCTATCTTGATGAGCTGCCTGATTGTCCATATAGAGCATGGTACGACAATGACATGCCACCAAGATATGCTGCAAAGCTGGCACTTGATAATGCAGGGCGCCCAGAAACATTGGAAGTACGGGAGTTGACATAGTGCGAGAAATATATGGGAATAGTTTATATATTACAGCGCAAAAGAAGCAGCTAGCTAGGCTGGCAAGCGTGGCACACTGGCTAGATAAAGCTGGAGCAGAGCTGGCTCAGTATCGAATACACGTACCTAACATTCGTGTAGAGCATATTGAGGAAGCCGATAGATTAGTGGAAAGGGTACAGGATTGCTTGACAGAGGTACACTCGTGTATTAGCCAAAACGCGACTAACCTGTTTGAAGCGGAAGAGCTACAGGTAAAACTGATGAATATGCAGGAGTTGACATAATGATTACGTATGCAGTCAACGTGGCCGATCTTGCCACACACGAGAACAGGTTTCTCGGCACCTGGGTCGTAGGGCCTGTGGTGGGGGAGACAGTCAACGCAGAGCCAGAACGCTTAGATGGGATGGCCGTTATCCTCGATTGCCCGCTAATACGGGCACGGGCAATTGTGGATATAATACGCCTGAAGAGGACAAAGTCACAAGTGCGTTGTTACGTGAGAAAGAGTATTAAAGCCAAAACCTGGCAGAAAGTGTAATTATGTCAACACAAAGTACACTACGTTTGCAAAAAGCCTCCGACCACCTGTGGAAAGCACATGCAGAGTTGCTGTTATGGTCCCAGGAAGGCGCACGTCAGGTGAGCCGAACGTGGGCAAAAGAACAGCTACGTGTAATTAACAAAGTGCGTAATGAAGTTATATCCCAGCTATCGAAGACTGCAAGAGGAGAAGAATAAAATGCCTGAGTATGCAACGTTTAAAGAGTGGCTTGTCGAGACTTTGGGACCGCAGGATGACAACGACGATACTGGTTGTCTTAGCGATTTGGTGATACATGGTGCTATTACCGGGTTCCCTGGATTGACATACTATAACGAGACAGCCACACTTTACGAGAAATACACGGATGAGCTTTGGTACATTCTATGCAATACAGCACGGTATTTAGATTACCGAAGTCCGTTGCTGCTAGTAGTAGCGTACTCTCGGGGTGCTGCTTGTGAGTCAGACATCCAATTCAAGAATCAGGTTGTGTGGATTGCTGCCGAAACAGTAGCCGCTGATTTTCTCTCCAAAAAAAAGAGAGGGTGGTAAATGTCAACGCAATATGCTTAGCTAGTTTATGGGTGGAGTGCAGATTCTGCTACTTCTATGGGTGTTATAGAAATCTGCACATCACCGGAACTAGCAAAGAACGCGGGAGACATAGCTAAGTCGCTGTTGTTTTGGGCTATTGTTAGCATTGAGAAATGGATATTAACCCCTAGCCTTGAGACATGGAGGTAACATGCCAAAGTCTATACGTCAAGATGTTATCGACGCCGCCGAAGAGCTTAGTCACTACACGCCACGTCATAAAAGCGAAATGGGGAAATGGGTTTGTCCATATTGTTGGTCCCGGCCAGAACAGGACAAATACACCTGTTTAGATGAAATTATTACCTGGCTTCAAAATCCCCAGAATCACAAGGAGTTCTGCCCCTGGCGCGTTCTCAAAGAGGCATTGGCGAACTTGGATTAAGGAGTTTACAAATGAGCTGTTTTATAGTAGAGGCGGATACAATCGGTACGATTGTATCGTACATTTTTGACAATCCTTGGGCAAAGCAGCATATAATGCAGCATCAGAGTATGCGCGAACCGTCGCTCTTAGATAACGATTATGAAGAGGGGCTTATGTATTTGGCACATGCTATGACCAAGTTGAATCACGCGGCATTTGCCCAGCGTTATGGGTGGATCTCCCGCATCGCACCGTACAAAACCTACGCATTTTCCACCAAACCCCCTGTGCAGGTGCTAAAATCTCTTGCCTGCTTTTTGTATCAATGTACAGAGGGAGATATACCAGAGAGAGGGCTGTACAAAGCACTGGAGTCGTTGTGGAACAAATTGGCAGCGAGAATTGTATATAACTCACAAGAATATATTGAGGCACCTTGGGAATAGGGAAATTATGACACTCAAACATACCTACGGAACCTTCGAGCGTAAAATGTCAAGGTACTATAGCGACCCGCCTGACACACCGGACAGCTATACAATAACGCAAGAAGCAAGAATCTACGCAAAATACTTTGCGGTGTACAAGGTTGGAAAGTACAGCAATACACACTACCGACTGGATCACATACCGACTGGCTTGAACATGGCTACTGGTAAGAGGCTAAAGGACTGCGTTGCTAAAATCGAGGCGTTGCTGCAGCTAAACCTGCCTTGGTCAGAACCTGACCCAGCTAAGTGGACGGAACTATTCTCATCACTCACGGAACTGGTACAGGAATATAGAGCAGCGCTACGAACTGTTGTGCCATACAAACCTAGGCCAGAACCAAAGCCTAAAGAGCCGGCGGCTTACGGGACACTGGCCTCTGCACTAGAATATCACAATAGCTATTGCCCCTATGCCTGTGCCTTTCGCACTTTGTGGGAGCAAGATCACTTTCACAAAATTACCAAACAGATGATTGAGGAACGCATCCGCCTTGACCTTGTTGAGGAGCAGGTTAATTGCTACCGATCCGCTCAAGAAGCCTATGATGAGATTATGGCAGCGCCGCTGCAAGAGATACGGTTCACCAAAATGGGACATCCTCTCAATGGTAGTGCTCTAAAATCGCTAATGCGCTGGGCAGTGGCGCACAAGATTATCGAGGTGGAAACATGAGCCTAAAACCTATCAAGGGAACGATTTGGCGGTCTATGGTCAAAGACAACAAAGTTACCAAGGAGCCTATGCCTGCCAGGATTTATGCAACGCACTTTGCAGTCTACAAGTTGGGCGGTTGGTGGTGCTTGGACCATGTACATACAGGCAGTCGTATTGCTAGGGCTAAGACTCTCAAAGATTGTGTAGCCAAAATAGAGGCTTACTTAGCTATCTCCTTACCGTGGCATGAATCTGATCAAAGTATTATAGCAGCGTATTCTCTGGACCATCCAGAAACGCATCTCGCGCTTCAAGCTGCTTATGAAAAGTGTGCAGATTGATGGTAAAGAAAGCATTGGGAGTTATCTTTTTACTAGGTGCAATTTACGTAGTTTGGACTTGCCGAGGTATTCTATTAGTTATTATACTGGCACTGGCGGGCATAGCCTGCTTAACCGATGACGAAATGCACAAGGACAAATATCGTGAGTGATCAAAGTACCTTTAACTGGATTGCGGAAATTGAGAACAAAACCAACCAGCACACGAAGACTCTGGATGAGATGACTGTACTATTTGAATCGGCGCTAATGTCAATCCGGCTTTTGGCAAAGCTCTATAAGGACCTGGATGTTAGAGTCTGCAAACAGCGAGAGGCTATTATGGAACTGCGAACTCGCTCAAATATGCTGGAACGTAACATTATGTCTACAAACTAGCCTTTAGCTACTTGCATTGATTAGTGATTTGTGATATAATAACCGTACTGAGCCACATATCCCATTGCTAGTAGATAATGTGCCTACTATGCAAAGTCAATAGCAGCTAATAATAGCTGCGCAACTTCATATAAGGAGAAAGAAATGAGTGACAAGTATACTGTAACGGTGGAACGAGATGCTGAGGAGTGCATGGACGTGCGAAATGCGTCTGCGTATAGCGGGATCAGCTCTATGCAGATTAGGCAATATATCCGCACAGGCAAGCTACTCGCCACCAAACGTCTAGCCCTTAATAATCCGAATGGACGCCCCAAACTCTGGATACACGTTACCGACCTGGATATGCTCCTGCAGAAACGTGCCGAACGCTTAGCAGACCGGCAAGTGTCTGTAAAAGTCAACGGCTCAATCTGCTATCGAGCTCAGAAGATAAAAAGTGTTCGGGCAATGGTACAAGACTACGAATGGGACCCCCATAAGCGAGAGATTACCATAGATGTGCTTACAGAAATGCTGAATGAGGCTTTGGATACATGCAAAGCAAAGCAGGAACAAAAAGATGGCTGATCTCTTTATAGGAGACTGTCTGGAACTGCTACCCTTAATAGCTGAGGGAATTGATGCAGTCATCACAGACCCGCCTTATGGAATAAGCCTAAAAACAGCTTATAAAAGTCGCAAGCGCGGCAGATTAGCAGAATCCAACGACTTCCCTGCTATCATAGGTGATGATGAACCTTTTGACCCAACACCTTGGTTAGCTTTCGAGCGGGTGGTGCTTTTTGGTGCTAACTGGTATTGCCAAAGATTGCCGCATTCAGGTGCTTGGATTGTTTGGGATAAACTCGATGGCCTTGAAAGCAAACGGCCTTTTGGATTCAATGATAATTCAGACTGCGAGTTGATTTGGACCAACAAAGGCAAGGCAGCAAGGATCATTCGACACCGCTGGATGGGTGCAATGAAAGGCTCTGAGCATAGAGAAAAGCGCGTACATCCCACTCAAAAGCCTATTGCTTTACTGAGAACAATCGTTCTAAACTACACTGAGTATGGTGATACAATACTTGACCCATACATGGGATCTGGGAGTACAGGAGTCGCTTGTATACAGACAGGGCGCAAGTTTGTGGGGGTAGAAATAGACCCGCATTACTATAAGAGTGCCGTCCGGCGTATCGAGAAAGCCGAGAAACTTGAGCAACAGAGAGAGAGTATCCCTTTCTGAAGCTGAGGTCACGCGGAGATTTTATTGAAAACTGAATAGGTATCCTGCCCCGAAGCGGGCAAGTGATCTCCGCGCTCTTGTCCGCTTCAAACTCAAAGCTCTCAGGGAGTTAGTACAGTGGCAAAAAGCAACCCCCGGGTATGTGAGCTATTTGAAAAGAATGCAATGTTTTGTGCATCTGGCTGTTGCCCCGACGAGTTAGACATCCCAGAGGGCTGCACAGGGAGCTGTATGGTTGAGGTACACGGGAGGGGGACAGCACATGTTCTGTTGCGGCCCGAACATTGTAAGTATCGCGAGAATTGCCCCTGTGCCCACCCAGCAGATGCTAGGCGTAAGCGAGCATTTGACGTTTGGAAAGCCAAAAAAGAGGCTGCCGATATGCGGCACGCGGGGGAGCGTAAAGCTGTTCGGTCTACCCCCAAAGTCTGGTACTATGAACGAAATAGAGAAGGTAAGAATGCAGATTAAGCTATGCGAGGCATGGATTGTAACAGAAAATACAAGGCGGCGTCTTACAAAGTCAATGGCGAGGCAGTTTCCAATACGACGAGGATGGGCGCGACAGATACGTCTGGTCCCATTGGAGACCCCCGTGTGTAAAATACGCGGCAAAGCTATTGGGCACCGTGGCGCATGGCTGTATTTGATCCCTGATGATGAGGCGGGGTATATTTGGTTGCAACCTGCTCACTCTGCTAGCTTCACGGCAGAAGGTGGTGTCACTTTTACCCCGGACATGTGTCCGACGGTTATTCTCTAGGAAAGGAGATAGATGGACATTCGTTCTGCGGTACTCGTAGGATCAGTGCTAGTGGGCTTTGCTTCCGGCGGAGCTTTAGGGCGCTGTAGCGCTCCAAGGGCAGCGCAAGCAGAGCCAACACCTGTAGCTGTCCCAGCTCTAGCTTCATCAGAACAAACCTGTCTTGGGCGTAGCTTCCATCTCTTGTTCAGGACTATTGACTGGGAGGCCGGTGTAGTCTGTTATCACTGTGATGACTATCTCCAATGTTTTATGATCTCCGATACGCAACTCGAATAGGTAGATAGACAATGAGACGACTATATCGTCGTAGGAGGGAACATGGAGACTGTGTATGTTGTAATTGGAGGGCCAGGGTACACCGCTCCTGGCGACAAGGATATTAGGGTTGTGGGCGGCTTCTCTACCCGAGACCTGGCAGAGAAAGTAGCCATGGTTATAGGTAACCCGCTTCCAGTAGTGAAGCTGATAATAGACGGCAGCAAGATGCTGAAGAAGGTGCAAGAAGGACTTAACCCATTTTATGTTCAGATGAGGCGGGATGGAAGCTGCGATGTTTGCCGAACCCATATCTACTATGATGAGGTTGAAGGGCTACGGCTCACTAGGAAGCGGGCTTGTTGGCCCCCGAACGGAGCTACATGGCACATTTGGAGAGTTCTGAACGGTATTGTATGGGCTAAAGACGCTGCCCATGCTGAAAAGCGGGTTGAACTCTTACGGAAAGAGCTGGTTATAGGAGGGCGGTGGCCCAAGATGCGTCCCGTGAGCAAGGACCGCAAGAGGCCATTCGTTGAGGAGGGTAAAATGACCCCACATTTTGTAGAAGCAGCCGAGAAAGATTTGTAGAGGTATGCAATGACAGGTGAAAAGACGGATCAGGAATGGGCCAAGTGCGTTGGTGAAGACATATATATCCCTGGGAAGCTCTACTTTGAAATGTCTTGGATTACCCGTTTTGTTTCATGGTTGATCAGATTACTGGAACGAGGATTATGTCAAAAATAACCATCACCTTTGAGCCGCATGAGCCTGAAGCAGCCCTTGACTACAAGGGGCCTGTTTGGAACGACATCAACGGCCACCGCGTAGCCGTCAAGGATCTAAACGATCTGCATCTCTTGAACATCGCCAGAACGCTAGACAGGCGGGTCTGTGAGGTGCGTGAGATGACCATGTTTTACTTCGATCCCGTATTTGGGCCTCGCGGTGACATGGCTAGAGACTGTGCCGAAGCTGAAATGATGCAAGCGTGGGATCACGCGTTGGACTGTAAAGAGTGGCTCAACCTAATTAATGCTGAAATAGCACGTAGAGGACTTGTTGCGCCTGAGCGCCTGGTTCCTAAGCCCCCTCCAAAGTATGAGAGAGTAGAAAGCCTTCCATATGGCACCATCTTTAAGCTCGTGAAAGAGGAGATCAATGAATAAGGACAGAAGCAGAAGAATTGAGATCCTATGGGGAGTATTCCTCGCCCTTTTAGGTACGATGCTGTGTATTCTATTGCAGGCCCTTAAGACTGGAGAGCTCCGTTTCTAAAGCCCATCTCCACACTCCCAGGAGGGAAGCAAAGGAGGTACCGCATGATCCGACCCGCTGGGAAAGAAACTAGGGAAGTACGCGCCAAGATACTGCAATGCCCTTATTGTGGTTACCACCAACCGCAAGAGCCTAAAGTTGAAGAGTTATTCAGCTACGGCCCCGGTCGGTGCCCCTCTTGTCATTGTCCGGTATGGACGGGTACGGTAGTCAAGGTCTACACTGAGGGCGGCTTGAGATATATGAAATGGCTTCAAAGCCGACAAAACTATAAGGAGATCGACAATGCTGACAAAATCGTGTCCTAGCCTTCCCATTGCCCCGCCAGACCCAGAGCCAATTGATAGGCTTGCTTGGGAGCGTGCTTTCATTTTTCAGTGGAGAGCATTCCAAGCTGATGCAGAGGACTTGAATATATATTTGGGCCTTGCTGAAGCTGCTGCGGAGTTTTCCTGGGAAAACGACGGCTTTGAGCGATCAGGAGCAGACGCGGCTAGATATGAGCTACTTACTCGATTCGATTGTATTTGTCCAAGAGGTATCTAATGATAACAGACAAGCAACTGGCAGAAATACAGACATCATTGGATATGTACAAAAGTTGGGGAGGGGTATGGCCAGAGGCTGGAAAGATAATAGAGCTCCTGCTAGTCGAAATGGCTGCCCTCCGGCCCGATGCTAAGCTAGGCGCTGCGGTGCGGAGGATACCTTGGAACACTGCTTTGCAGCGCGGGGGTATATGTGGCCAGGAGCAATGGATGATGATTCAGGGCGGAGCTTATTTAGGTTGGTACGATACTCCAGAGGAGGCTCTTAGCTCCATAGGGTGTATGTATGAGGTTGCATATGAGTTCTAAATTAGAAGGATCGCATGAAAATTCCGGTTGCGTTGCAATTTTCAGCTTGTGTGCTCTATTCGCTGTCTGCGTCTATGTACTTATAACTGCTATTCGCATTTGGGGAGGATAACATGTTTATAGTTCCAAGGGGTAAGATTATAAAGGTATTACCCTGGAAAGATGGCCCCGGCTGGTTTGTACACCTGGTAGAGGGTTATTTCTATGGCCTGGCGGTGATACTATTTGAAGAGCAAGCACATATTGCTGAGGCTAACTGGCATAGTGTAGATGGTTTGCCAATTCCAGCATATGTCCGCGTAGAAGTGGAACATGCGTGATGGATGACGCTCTTTCAATACTGCTCGCTTTAGCTTTTACTGTAGGACCTTGGTTTCTCGTTGCATGGCTCGCTAAAATAATGGGGCCTACCGATACTAACGGTACGACGATAGACGATTATATTCTACGTGGCGGGAGAAAAAATGACAGTAACAATGAGGTGTAAAGCACTGGGTTCATCAATACGGGTGGCAATTCTGGATATGCTACGCGACGATAGCCCTATGACAGCACAGGAGGTAGCAGATAATTTTCTTTGGTCTCCTAAAGAAGTGGTCTCTATTCGTCGCCATTTGCAGAAGCTCTGCGATGCCAAACTATGTGAGCGTGTCGAGATTGGGCGCAAGTTCTATTACACGATCTGTACCCATGCAGGCGAGGAGTTAGGTAGAGATTTGGAGAAGCTATTTAAAAGTACCAAAGGCAAATAGCTTGCAATTTCTCGAATTGTGTTGTATAATAGAAGCAGGATTTTGGGGGGACTGTGAAACAATATCCGATACATATTTCCGATATGCGTTGCTACAAGAGCTGCCGACAGCTCTGGTACTTCACATCGCCTCTCCGTCGCAATCTCACTCCAAAATGGCCTAACAAGCACCTGTGGAGCGGCACAGGGATGCACGTTGCTATGGGCCGTTACTATGATCCAGACGACCCTTTCAATGCTGAGGCGACGATAAAAATTTTCAAGACTTGGCTTGCAGATGCCTTAGTTGATTTACAGGAGCAGGATCTCCCGCCTGAAAGATGGGAAGATATTTTTGCAATGGCGCAGTTGACAGAGGGAATGCTCCTGCATTATTTGCAGTGGGCACCTAAGCACGACAAGTTTACTCCTTTAGGTACAGAGATTCCGTTTCGATTCCCTTTGCCTGTCTTTCCAGGAAAACATGTGTTCTACGAGGGAAAGGCAGATGGTCTCTGCAAGTGGGATGATGGAGCATACTGGCTTTTGGAGCACAAAACAGTGAGTACCTACCCCGATTTTAGTTTACTGTTTATAGATGAACAGTGTGTTTCTTACCAGTGGGCTGCTCAGATAGATCCTCGCTTCGAGGATACTAGGCCCATTGGCACTGTTTATAACTTTTTGTTGAAGAAGGTACCAACAATTCCTAAAGTGCTCAAGAGTGGTGCTCTTTCCAAGGCAAAAAGTATCCGTACTACTTATGAAGTTTACAAAGCAGAGATCGCAAAGTACAATCTACCAGAAGCTGACTACCAAAGTATCCTAAAGCGCTTGGCCGAGCAAGAAAACCCATTTTTCAGGCGAGCGCGAATCAAACGACAGCCTCAAGCAATGCAAACCTTTGGGCAGCGTTTTATGGCCACAGTTGGTGAGATGATCGATCCACTGACGCCAATTGTACCTTCACCCAACTGGTGGTCCTGCAAGACTTGCTCATTTAGAACACCTTGCGCAATGATTGCAAGTGGCTTCAGTCCGGAGCCTCTATTGAAAGCCAACTATCACAAGAGGGAATCTATGCCTTCGCCGGTGCAGGAAAAGATTTGCCGTTACTGTGGCGAATGGAAACCATTGGAGGCTTTTGCTAAGGATCGGCGTTCAAAAGATGGCTTGCAATCGTGGTGTAAAGAATGCAAACGTACCGCGCGAAAAAGAAGGAGACAAAATGGGTAGCGTGTTTTGTCCTCGCAGTAAGGACGTAGTTTGTCCTACGTGTGGCGCTGTAGTAACGGTCACACAAGTAGCGTCGTGGGCAAATCCCGTTGGAAGGTGCCAATGTGGCAGGCAAGTATTCATAGTTGTCAATATGCACACTGGAGAGGAAATGATACAGAGCGGCGACTTTGTGGGAGCCTACGGCTTAAAACCCCCCGAATCAGACGAAGAAAGGAGAAAGTAAAATGCAAGTAATTGGAGAAACTGTTGATAGCCCTGAAGACGATGTTATTATTACTTTAGCTAAATCGGAATATCTCAGTCTCGTTCGTTTAGCCAAGGCCGCCAATGATAACGACGTTATCGCTGGGGAAACATGGAACGCTTGTTGAAAGGAGGCTTTTGCCTGGATAGATTCCCTTGTTCGCCTCGTATGGGAGGCATATCCTATCAGGTTGGAGGGTGAAAGTAGAGAACGTTTTGAGAAAAGTATTATAGAATATGCACATTTCATAAGAGGCCCACAAGAGGATTTAGACTCTACTACAGCTTCTCCGGAACCTTCTGATGACCAAAAACTTGCAGCCATCGAAGCCTATATCCAGAAGTATATTATGACCCCCATCAAGCTAGCCGAAGAGGAACTACACGAGGCGGCCCTACAAGTAGAAACTTGTTATATTAGTCCAGATTTAGATAAGATATTTCAATGGCAACGAACTAAATGGGAAAAGTTGCAGCAGCTTCAAGAGCCTCTTCAGTACATAAATGATATACTAGGAATACTTCATGGTGAGGAGGACTAACAATGGAAACGCTTTATGTTACATTTGAGATTACAGTAAGCAATAGTGAGTATAGCTATGGTGGTAGGCACGGTATTTCACGAGCAAAAATGCAGTTGCCACGTGAGATGGTGGAGACTTTTGAACCTGGTAACCTGCTGAGGGGTGTCCTACAGGCCGCACTCTCAGAGTATGAGAAGCTCAAAGAGACTGAAGAGGACGACAATGAAGAGTAAACTACAGATAGCGATTGCACTCTATAGACTGTTTTACTTTACCGATAATAAGTACGTATAACATGTCAAGTAGGGGTACAAACGGCGCTGTAGGGCTCTGTAAGGCTCTTTGAGAGAGTGTTTAGCGCCGTAATCAGTAAACCAGATTTGCATTGTTATTTCATTCTAAACCATAAAGTACTATACAATAACGATAAGACTGGCAGGCATTTTTGGAGGGTGTTCAGTTCAAGGGCCTCAAAGCCTATATAGCTATACCTTTTGCAGACAAAACGCCGCTAAGGGCATCCTAGAGAAGTTTTCAATTTTGAGGGGAGAAATTGCATGAAAGGCATCTTAACCCTAGAGCAAGAGATTCGCGGGGCGCGTACTAGATTGCTCAAACTGTGCGACACGGGGCGTCTTGGAACAACCTCTGAAGCAACTAGGATTGCCTCACGAATTGATACTCTTTTGAAAGAAGCGGGGTTGCTCAGTGGCACCTTGAGACAATATGAAGTAGGGAGAAAGACAAATGACCCCAGCGTTAGGCCCAATCAAGAAAGTTAAGCCCTTAACAATTGTAGGCACAGACTATAATATGAAATACTTTAGGCTACTTGTCTACGGCCCTACAGGGGCCGGGAAAACATACCTGATGGGGGGTGTTGCAGATGTACCAGAATTGTGTCCTTTCCTGTTTTGTGACTCTGATATGGGCACAATGAGTATTTCAGACCGAGACATTGAAGTAGTCCCTATTAAAACTATCGACGACATAGAGAACGTCAGTAGATATGTAAAAGCCCATCCAGGGGAATATAAGACCGTTATCTGGGATGGCCTGACAGCTTCTTACAATCAGGTAATGAGAACCCGCATGGTCGATCCAGAGCGTACTGACAAGGAAGATCCTTATGTACCCTCACAACGAGATTGGGGTCATGGCACTTTTAGGATGCGTTTAGCTCTTGCAATGCTACAAGCCGCTCCAGTGAATTTCCTAGCTACCGCTATGGTAGATATTAGAAAGGATGAATTCACCGGAATGTTTGTGATACGCCCAGGACTCTCTAATAAACTATCTAGAGAGGTGGGGGGTTTGTTCGACATAGTAGGCTACTTGAAAGCAAAAAAGAAAATCAAGGAGAAGATGCGCGTGTTGCAATTAGAGCCACTTGGGGGTAAAGCGGCTAAAAATCGTTCGACGTTTCGACTCCCCGATATGTTAGAGAAACCCCACATGCACATACTCTATGGCCGCGCCATTCTAGGACGCCCATTAGAGGAACTTAGAAAGGAGGCTGAGGAAATAGAGAAAGCTCGATTAGCGTCGAAATCAGCCAAGTCTTAGTCTTAGAAGGAGTTACAAATGCCTATCTCAGTAAACCTTACAGGTGTTGAAACCAAAGCTACCCCGCTACCTCCGGGATATTATCGGGGAGCAGTATCCCAGTGTGAACAGAAGATCTCCCAGAGTGGAAATGCCTATATTGCCTGGGTTTTCACAGTAGTGTCTCCAGAAGAGTTCATGGGCAGAAAGGCTTTCTACAATACCTCGCTGCAACCGCAAGCTCTATGGAATCTTAAGAAGATGCTGCAAGCTCTGGGCTACTCAGAGGATGACCTTAGCGGGGAAATTGAGTTCGAGCCTACGGATCTGTTAGGAATTGAGGCCACTTTAGTGGTGGTAGAAGATGAGTATAAGGGGGAGACAACCAGTCGTGTAGACCAGGTACTCCCGATGGGTTCAGAAGAGTAGTTCGAGTCCACGATCCTAACTACAGAGCAACCTGGGAGTTTCTTCTCAGGTTGCTCCTCATCCAAGAGTGGAGCTAGAAAATGCTTGATGATCGTGGACTGCTCTTGGCTATCTTTGGCAACATCAAACCAACTGAGTGGGTAGAACTCTGCTTGGTCACTCGTACAAAACCAAAAACAGGCCGCCAGTTATTCTTTCGCGATCCTTTAAAATTATTGGAGGCTGCGAGCGAGGTAGGCACAGCGGAACATTGCTTTTTTGGTGTGGCCCCACGGAAAAATCGCTCTGGTGTTGCTGCAAGTGTAGCTTATATAACAACTATCTGGGTAGATTTAGATGCTAAAGACTTTGCCGGAAATAAAGAGGCTGCCTTAGCTGCCGCCGATCTTTTGGTGCTGCCCCCCTCATATATCGTCGATTCGGGCCACGGTTATCATGCTTACTGGCTTTTGCAAGAGCCCGTAGCAGCAGCAAAAGGTTGCGAAATTGTCCGCTTAGTTGGTGAGACTCTTGGCGGTGGTCATGTTGGGGATCCCGCGCGTGTAATGCGGCTTCCCGGTACCTACAACGTCAAAGTAGAACCATACCCTCTGTGCCGGGTAATCCGTGATAGACCGGATCTGCGTTATGATATAAACGATATTATAAAGGCGACACAGATTACAGATGTTACTCGGCGAAGTATCCTCACAGGGGAACCAGGGCCTAACACCAAAGATCGCACCCGTTCAGGCGTAGACTGGCAAGTCGGTACAGAACTAACCGCTTTGCAGATGTCTGACTATGCTCTCAAAGCTATCTGGGCTGAACATGCAGTTGGCAAAAAGTCGCGAGAAGAGGGCAACGGTTATCTTGAGCGTACTTTGGAAAAGCTACGGGCAAAAAAGCAAACGCGGAAAGCAGCGCAGGATCCGGCAAGTTGCTTTACACAAGATGGCGATGTTTATAAAGTAGTCGGTATAGGCAAAAAGGGTCAACATGTAGTTTCTACCTTTATTTTTGAGCCTCAGCGCCTTTTGGAGGGGACGACAGAGGATACGTTTCTAGGGCGCATATGCGCCAGTGGCCATACATGGGAAGGAATACAACTTCCTAAAAGTGCCTTTGCCGGGATGAATTCATTGTTACGGTACTTAGGAAGAGCCGCTTGGCAATGGCTAGGAAATGATGCAGAAGTTAGATTTTTGCTGCCCTTTTTAATGAAAAAATGGCGCGATATGGGCAGCCCTAAAGCCTTGGCTTCTTCTGTACTAGGCAGGCATGGAGAGTATTGGGTTGCACCGGAATATACTATGAGTGCAACGGAGACTTTTGATATATATTCAGCACCCATTGTTTATGCCCCAACAGGCAGAGCTAATCCAACTATTGCCTACCCTGAAGGCTATACTATAGAGTTTCTTGAGGCTGTGCATAGCAATATAGCGAAGATAAATGCGCCAGGTGTTATTTGGCCTATGCTTGGTTGGTTTATGGCTACACCATATAAGCCAATTCTCAATGCAGCACGCATAGCTTTTCCGCACTTGATTCTTTATGGGACTACTGGAGCAGGAAAGACATCTACATTGGAAGCGGTGTTTATGCCCCTGATAGGCTACACAGAACCTGTACATTCGGAGGATTGTAGCACGACCCCTTTTGTTTTGATGTCCCTGCTGGCTGCTACTAATGCTATCCCACTCAGCCTTGCTGAGTTCCGACGCTCTACCCTGGGCGATGTTGCCTGGAGAGCTCTACTTCGTACTTTATTGCTGGCGTATGATGTAGGGCATGATTCCAGGGGTAAACCTACCCAGACAACAGTGGATTATGCTTTGACTGCACCACTTATCCTGAGCGGTGAGGACGTTATTTCTGACCCCGCTGTGCAACGACGCTCTATTATTATCGGTATGACTCCGCAGACTATCATAGCAGGTACTGCAGCGTATGAAGCGTTTATGGCTCTAACATCGCTGCCTCTGGCTCAATTTGCTGCACCTTACATACAATATACACTAACGTTAGACAAAGAGAAAATTGTAACAAATTGGAAAAAGGCATTGCATGAAATCAATACTGCAATAGATTTTGTACTAGAGGAGCGAATGCGCCGGAATCTGGCTACTGTCCTATTCGGCCTAAGATCCTACGAAGCCTTTATGAATACTCAAGAAATCGAAACAAAGCCTGTATCCGTTGAACATATCTTTGCCCCGTTAAAAGAAGTACAGGACAACAATAATATGCAACGAGGTTACGTTTTGCTAGATCGCTTTATTGAGGATGTTATCAATGAGGCTCAAAAGGCCAGCTCACAGTTTGTCTATACACTGGATTATGATGATGGCATTCTTTGGTTTCATCTAACAACTGCTTTGAAGTGGTGGCGCAAAGATCGACTAATGCGTAAAGAGCCAGTAATAGCTAGCGCCGCAGTGAAGAGACAGTTGAGAGAGTTATCTCGGAACATCCCTGGCGAAGGGCATTATGTATGGGGGCCAAAACAAAAAGCGATAAGAGGAGGAGGTGGTAGTCATAGAATGTACGGCGTTCGGATAGCAACGTGTTTTGAGCTGGGGATGGATGTACCAGAGAAACTGGACATCTTTCAACAGACTATAACTTTCATGGGCTACAATGGTCAAGTCCCTGAAAGCGAAAAGGAGACAAAGAAATGACAAGTGCATTGTTTGCAGATGAGCAGCGTGTTATTGAGACACGCACAGAGCAGTTCCGAACCGCATGTAAGCAGGAGCTTGAACGCGCTACCACAGTAATTGCTGCTATCATTGAGGGGGCTCCAAAGGACCAGCCTGTTTGGCATGACTATCCTTTCGGAGACGCATCTTTTGCGCACGAACTATCCAAGCAGACCGCTAAGGTACTGGGGGTTCTTCGTCAGATCGGTGCGGAGAAGGAAGATCAAGAGGCTGCAATTACAAATGTTTTGGTACAGGCTTGTATGTGGCTGGCCTGGCGCAAATTGAAGACTCCCGCTGTTGTAGCAACTGAGGCGGAAGCCCCGTCTGAGCCTGAGCCTGAGCCGGAGCCTAAAACCAAAACAAAGCGGCGTCTATCATTGCGGCGATCCTCATAACATGAAGTGGGTATAAGAAGATTTTCTATGCAAAAATGCGGTACATGCCCTTTGCGTTCCAGAGGGAGGTATGTGCCTCCCTCTGGACCGGCAGAGGCAAAGATAGCTTTTCTAGGTGAAGCTCCAGGCAATACTGAAGTTCGTCGAGGCCAGCCCTTTGTGGGGCAAAGTGGGCAACTCTTACGGGCGGCGATTCGCGCCTGTGGACAAAGGCCATCAGAGTTCTACTATACCAATGCCTGCAAATGCCAGTTCTCTAAGAATAACGCTGCAGATACGAAGGCGCTTGCTATCTGTAGTGCTACTCTGGAAGAAGAATTTAGGGAGCGTGGTGTTGAGCTTATCATAGCTCTTGGAAACTCTGCTATGAAAGGTCTTGGACTTGGCACACAAGGAATTACAAAAGTACATGGACGACCGTTGCAGTGGAAAGATTTCATCGTGTTTCCGGTGTACCATCCAGCGTCTATTTTATATCATCCAGGTAACTGGCCAGACTTTGCAGATGATCTGGAGGAAGCGCTCCGGGATGGCGGGCCTAGGTTGGAGCTTGCTCCAGCCTTTAGCAACTACTCTGTTTTGTCTACGGAGGGCGCAGTACGTTTCCTGACCTGGCTGAAAAAGCAACCATTTGTATATTTTGACATCGAGACTAGCAATCTCAATATCCTAGATACTGACGTTCTTAGTATTGCTTTTACATGTGGATCAGATTATGTAGTGGTGCTTCCTAAAGCAGTGCTTGACCATGCCGATGTACGCGCAGCTTTGCGACGCGCCTGTGCCACACCAACTCTAAAGTGGGGCGGTCACAATGCTCAATTTGATGCCGCTCGTCTGATCACACAGTATCAAGCATATCCCTATATTTCAGAGGATACAATCTTAGAGCATTATGTTCTTGATGAGCGTCTGGGCACGCATGATCTGAAGCAATTGGCTATGAAGTTTCTCAGGGTGCCTGATTGGGAAGCTAACATCAAACAGTGGATCTCCAAAGCACATAGCTCCTACTCTTTGATTCCAGAGGAAACTTTATGGGAGTACAATGCAAGAGACGTAGCTTATGGTTATGACTTGCACCAGCTCTTTCGTCCACAGATAGCGGCGGAGGAAGATCTCGAACGGCTCTATACCAACCTGCTTATTCCAGGAACCAATGCGCTAGTAGATATGTCTGTCAGAGGCGTCAAGATCGACCTGGAACGCTTGAAGAATGTTCAAGCTGAAGCAGAACAGACACTAATTACGCTAAGGGCTAAGATGCAAGCACTTGTTGAGCTTCCAGAGTTCAACCCAAACTCGCCAAAACAAGTTGCGCATATTCTATACGATATTTACAAAGCGCCACCCTTTTCGAAGTCGAGGCCATTACCTAAAGAACAGACTGAGCCCGTTGCTGTACCTTATGGGCGTAAAGACAAAACCACTGCGAAGGGTCAAATGGAGCGCTTGGCACAACCGATTTATCCTTGCAGCGAATTCGCTACCGCTATGCTAGAATACAAAAAAGCCCATCAACTTGTCAGAACCTACCTTAAAAATCTCTATCCCGAATCAGACGGCAGGGTCCATCCAGGTTTGAAGTTGTTCGGCACTGTTACAGGACGGCTGGCCAGTAGCCAACCAAATATCATGAATCTTACACGTACTGGGCCGGTCAGAAGTTTGGTGGTGCCGGAGGAAGGTAATGTTCTTCTCACTATCGATTACAAAGCATCTGAACTGAGGGTATTGGCGGCATTGGCGCAATCCAAGGGACTCTTGGATTTATTCCGAGCAGGTGGGGACCCTCACAACTTTGTGGGTGAGCATGTTTATGGTGATAAATACGATTCCGCAAAGCATAGGGTAGGAATCAAAGGGATCAATTTTGGTGTCGCTTTTGGACGAGGGACACCCAGCATTGCTGCTGCATTAGGCGTTTCTTATGCTGAAGCCAAGCGGATTCATGACCTGGTCATAAATCTGCTAGGCGTCGATGAATGGATGCAGGAACAGTACAGCCTTGTCAAGACAAGACAGTATGTCACAACGCCTACAGGACGACGCAGACGCTTCCCCCTAATACTTGCAAAACTGTGGCCAGAAATAAAGCGGCAAGCAATAAATATGCCTATACAGGGGACTAGCTCAGACTTGTGCCTACTCAGCCTAATTAAAACCAATGCGTGGATAAAGCGCTATGGAGGTGCAGTTCTGTTTCCTACACATGACTCATTATTGGTAGAGTTTCCTAAAGAACATCTTGATAAAGTTGCAAGTCTTATTTCTAAAGAGATGCTGGACGCAGGTACAACTATTCTTGGTAGCGATTTCACAGCGGCTGTGGACATCGAAATTGGCTATACGTATGACAAAAAAGACATGATAACTTATTTAGTAGGAGATAAAAATGAAGCTAACAAGGTTCGGAAACTCACTCGTAGATATGCACGAAATAAGAGCATTGTTACGTTATGACGCTGACGCCTATTCCCACTATATTATTTGGCGCGATGGTACCCGTACCTCTATCGCTCAAAAACTTGCAACAAAAATACTAGATGCAGTTAATGCTCCTCAACAAGATTCTCCCGATCTCCAGGCGCGGTTCGATAAGCTGCTGGAGGCGGCGAAAGAGCTAGTTGAGCTAGGCAGCTTTATGTATCGAGACGGTAGGGTTTCAACCGCGCCGCTTTTGAGAGTGATCGAGGAGGTGTCCGATGATCAGTGACGAACGGTTGGCAGAGCTGGAGTGGCTGCATGCAGACAACGCGCGGTTACGTGCGGGCATAGATGGCTGTTGTGAGGATCGCGCAATAGCACATGCCGAAAACAAGCGCCTTGTCAGCATCGTGGCGCGACTGCGCGCCCGGAACGAGAAACTGGAGGCGCTGTGCGCAGCCTACGTGGGACACTGGCCGCCGACAGAGAATGATGTGCGAGAACAGCAGAAAATAGCAAATGACAACGTTTTTCCTGCTGGTGAAAGAGAACAGGCAGCCGCCATTGCCGACGCCCTGGAGGCGCTGGTGGAGGAAGAGTCGTGACCGATAGACTCAAGCCGGGCGCCCGCGTGCGGAACAGGCACGCCTGAAAGAGCGATACCATACGATGGACTGCAAGCGCCAAGGGCTAGAGCGCATTCTAACAAGGGCCATGCGCGAGATTAAAATCCTCCGCCCCGACGCTGCGATAGGCGCAGCCGTGCGCAAGCTGGGGGACCAGGCTTGGCACCAGGAGGCCGATGGCGGACCATGCCTGGTAGTTGGCTACAAGATGGTGTCCGAATCGGGGCCGGAAGAAGGGTTTGAGAGGCTAGGCTGGGGCGTTTCCGACATTTACTATGAAGATGATGCGGCTGAGATATGCAACTGGAAACCAACGATAGACGAGCCCCTGTGTGACGCCGGATTGATCGAGGAGGTGTCCGGTGGTGGACGGTTGCACGATGGAGGTGGAGAGGCATAATTGGGGTGGGCGACCCAAAGAGCAAAGGAGTAGCTCATGAAAGAGGAACGAGAAAAAAGAGAGCGGAGTATACTCACCCATCTTCACGTCAGAAACTATCGCAGTATCGAAACGATGACGTTGGATTTTGGCCCTTTGACGGTACTGGTCGGGCCGAACGGTGCAGGCAAGAGCAACATCATTGATGTACTGCGCTTTGTGCGTGACACTTTAAGGCTAGGATTGGAGAACGCCATCCTCAACCGTCACGGGATGAGCGCTCTGCGCCGGTGGTCATCTAAGGGGAGACCTTACGACATATACATCGAACTCTGCTTCCGTATTCGTGGGGACGAGGCGCGGTATGCTTTCACTCTAGGGAGCGTCAGGCGAGGAGAGTACAAGGTCAAGTGGGAGGAATATGCCGGCACGCGCGAGGGAAAGCCATTCGGCTACGAGATCAAGAATGGACGCTGGGTACAACCGCCTTATGACGAGCAACATCCGGAGCAAGAATCCTACAGGCACAGGAAAAAGGAAAAAAGGGAAATGGTCGGCCCGGAGCAACAACTCATCCTCTTCCTGCCTCGGGCTTTTCCTCCCCTTGCAAGAAGCATCCAGCGCTTGATCCACGATATGGGATTCTATACCATTTATCCCAATCTCCTGCGTGAACCACAAAAGCCTGCCAACCCTTATCCCCTGGACGAACGCGCCCAGAACCTGGCCAGTGCCCTCAAAAGCATGAAGAGAGGAAAGCAGACTCGTCCGGCCTTTGACGCTTTGCTCGATGCGCTTTCCCTAGCAGTAGAGGGAATCAGCGACATATCCGTGGCTCAAGTGGGGGGATACCTTGTGACCCGCCTACACCACGGACAAGGGGGGCCGGCCTTCCCGCTGACCCAAGAGTCCGACGGCACGTTGCGACTTCTCGGTTTCCTCACGGCTTTGTACCAATTCCCCCCGCGCTCTCTGTTGGCCATTGAAGAACCGGAACTGACTGTCCATCCCAGAGCATTGGGCGTCCTATGTGATGTGCTCCTGGAGATTAGCGAGCGTTCCCAACTTTTCGTCACCACACATAGCCCGGACTTGCTCTACGGTCTTCCCGCCGAAACACTGCGGATGGTGGAGAAGGTGGACAACATCACCGTGGTGGGTAAGGTCGCGGAAGAGCAGCGCCAGAGCTGGTGGGAGAGGTAATGCAGCCGCGTGCTGAGCAAGAGTGTCTGATAGATGGCAATACAATCGGCAGGCGTGGATGCTGAAGTGGGCAATGTCTTACTCCAAGAAGGATTTGAAGCCGTACATTCTACAATGAGAGGAGGAGCAGTGTGAGTAGACAAATGAATCGAGGAGGTGTCCTGTGGTGGATAGGCGATGGCGAATAGAGAAAAGCATATCGACTGTTAGGGAAAAGCGCATTAGGAATGCCCTCGGGGGAGTGGTGGGATTCTTTATTCCATCAGGAGATGCCGAGAGCCTTACCCATACTCACAATACCGATATTGACGAACTCACTGCAGAGATCGAGCGCCTCCGTCCCAATGCCGCGATAGGTAAAGCAATACGCGAGCTACCCCCACAAGTCGGTATCCAACGAATGAAAGATACACCAGGCAATCAAATACTCTGGTGGATAACTTTAGATAGTATTTATTTAGATTGTTACCATACAATCGAAGAAGCACTCATTGCAATTGCAGAACTGGTGGCATCAATGGAGAAGGAGAAGTAATTATGCTCAAGCATGAGGGTAAAAATTACCTTACACCAAACGAGGCAGCTAGGTTATTATCTATTCACATTGCAACTGTCTATAGTTGGTGCAGGCACAGGGAGGTTGAGCTTCTGGATCCCTTGAAGATTCTTGTACCGGTTGCTTCAAAATATCTAATCGAGGAAGCATCCATCCGAGCACGTCATAACCATGTTTATCTCGATGCGAAATGAGGCTACTGGTATTTGACCCTGGCAAGACAACAGGATGGTGTTTCCTTGCTGATGGCAACATTGTAGGCGGTTCTTTTCATATGTGGAGTTATGTTAAAGGTCTTTTACTAAAGTACACACCCGATATTGTGCTTTATGAATCTTTCAATCTGCGCGCTGGGGCAGCTCGACATCAGATTGGAAGTTCTTTTCCAGCAGTGCAAGTCATCGGAGTTATCCAATATTTAGCAGAAGACGCTGGACTTGCTTGCATAGCACAGTCTCCTGCACAACGAACAGGTATAACTCTCACGCGGATGGAGGGATTTGATCGTCATGCTAAAGACGCTATGAAACACGGTCTACGCTATTTAATCAAACAAAGAGCGGCAAGACCCTATAGGCGATATAGAGAGAAGAGATCAGATGCCTCAAAGTGATGTTTATATTTCGGTGGCTCGTCCTACACCCCGATCTTCTCTAAAACTTAGGATAACAGGCGAGATCCCACAGCACTTGGGCTTTTTCCTAAGATACCTTCAAGGTGCAAAACTAGACGAGGATATACTATGGTTGCCTAGAGAGCCACGCCTGCTAGAATTATTACTGCGAGACATCCCATCTAACGTGCTTCTTAGTACAGATGTTCAAACATGGTATGAGGATCTTCTTGTTCGAGAACAGAAAAGTGTTGCCTTAACCAAGTTAGATAATATCCAAGTGCCTGGAATAGACAAGCGATTGAGAGCCTTTCAGCAAGTTGGTGTAAACTTCATTCTTAAAAACAAGCGCTGTATCCTTGCAGATGACGTAGGTATGGGTAAAACTGCACAGGTGCTTGAGGCAATTGAGCTATCTAAGAATCATCAACGAATCTTAGTCATCTGCACTAACTCTGCAAAATGGTGGTGGAAAGATGAAGTTGAAAAATGGTTTCCAGGGCAACATCGAACCGTAGTTGAAGCAGCTACCAGACAAGAGACCATGCAGCGTTATAAAGAGATCAATGGCTTTCTAATTATCAACTGGGAGTTGGTCCGGTTAATGCCCCAGTTACAGCAATACGTCTGGCATTGGGTTGTAGCAGATGAAGCGCATCGTCTCAAAAACCATAAAACGCAAGTTTGGAAGCATGTTAATGGGCTTCTTACTCAACGGATTGTAATGCTAACAGCGTCACCTATCTCTAACGAACCCGCAGATTTGTGGGCTCTGCTACATTTGCTATATCCCAAGCAGTATCCCTCATACCGGCGCTTCTACGGTATGTATGTTAATTCCTACTTGGATATGAATGGATATGTAAAGATCAACAGAGCTAAGCCAGTTCGGAATGTAGAATTATTGCAAAGAGAAATAGCCCCTGTGCTCCTACATAGAGATAAAGAGGGTTACCGTTCCACATTGCCTCCACAGAACAAAGTTATCCCCTTGCAACTTAAGCCTGCTCAGGCTCGGATGTATAAAACAATGGCAAAGAAAATGTATGCTACGCTAGAAAGTGGCGAAGAAATAGAAGTCTTTGATGTGGGAGCACAAATTGTGCGTCTGAGACAAATCATCAGCACCACAGCTACACTACAAAAAAACGATTATTCATCTAAGCTAGATGCTGCTGTAGACCTGGTTGAAAACGCACCAGGGGAACAGTTTGTCTTCTTTGCCCTCTTCAGAGCTACGGTGCTTTGTCTACAACGACGCCTTAATAAAATAGGCATTACTTGCGAGGTTATCCTTGGAGGACAACCTCCAGAGGAACGTTATCAGGTTGTTGAAGATTTTCAGGCAAGCAAGATTCAGGTCGTTGTTTCTACTGTACAAGCAGGAGGTGAGTCTATTACACTAACAGCTTCACATCAGGTAGTTTTTATAGAGAAGCATTACAGCCATACAGTGCAACAGCAAGCTATTGGACGGGTTGACCGTTTTGGGCAAGAGCATCAATGCCTGATAACATCACTGCATTGCCCTCATACAGTAGATGATTTGGTAGAGAAAATTGTCTCATCAAAAAGCACCATGGTTGAGACAATTCTTAGGGGGCAGTTTTTTGAGAATTTACAAGATTCACTATCATTTCTTTAATCGAAGAAAGGAGAGAGCTCATAACTCTCCCCTCTCTTACGCGGCAAGATGGGGGGACTTTATCTTACCGCAAGCAAACAGGGTTTGGTAAACCCTGCGTACTCCTACCACCATTTATATCCCGTTACTCCGACACCTTTTTGAGTGTCGTAGATCTCTGCCGCGACGAGTGCATAGAACAGAACGTTCCACACACGCTCATACCAGACTAGAAATGCAGGATACATTGCAGCAAGCTCATTGCAGCCTAGAAGTACAATAGCAACGATGAACGCCGCAAAGAGCGCCTTAGTTGTAGACAACCCAAGCCTCTTTAGCCAGTTCACAACTCGTTTTACGACTAGAGACCCTGCAACGCCAAACACCATAAAGTCTTCCATCTCAATCCTCCTATCTATACTAACAGTCCCCCTCTACCACCAACCAACTGCACTTCCAATTTTGGCAACAACGGCAGTAACGCCTACCACGCTGCCAGACGCTGTTGCCACATACTTCCAAATTGTTTTGCGGTTATCTTGTATACTCTCAGTATTTGTTTTAACCAACTTTGTAAGCTCTGCTATCGCTTCAAAAGCTCGTTGCAATTCTTCATTGCCAGCTCTTGAGCCGAGGCGTAGTTTGATCTCGTCCCATTGTTCCGCCTGTGTAATATAGGATTGTTCCAAGCGTATCAGCAAATCATGATCCTCCCTACTTTGCGTCCGCAGTTCCTTCAGAGACGTTAGGATATGCTCTACGTGCATTGCTGTTTTGATAATCAGTTTTGTACCATGAGCACCATTGCTAATGCGAAGCGGATCTGAGTCTGCCATGATATTAAAGCTCCTTTGCTACAGTTTCAGCATAATAGGCTAATTTAATTATAGACAAACGAAGCCTGTTTGCACGACCTAAGTCTTTTTGCTCATACGCCCGCTGCATTTCTTCGAGCCACCAACGCAATTTTTCAATTAGGTAGGGCAGGGTTCCCCGCTCATTTTCTGGTAGGGGCTCTGGATGTGTTCCTTTTATATATTTTGCCAGCTCAATAGCATTTGCTTCTGCTATGTTATAATCAAGCCACAACTGCCGAGCCCCTGAAACAAATATGAATCCTGCAATCACATAAGGATCTTTTTGAAGTTCACTGTCATACCATTTAAGTTGCTCTATATATTGCCCAAAATCTCCATGGCAATATGTTTTCCAGCCTGTTCTAGCTTTGTGGATAGGGGCGACTCCACCGTCTATTCCTATTTCTCCTAGCAACAACGGAGGAGGATCAAAACCCGCTACTGATTTGATCGTATCATACAGCCACCGATAACGTAAACAATGATAGCCAGCTCGATCCATCATTGTTGGAGCACTATACTCATGGGCAATAATGTAATTAGCGTCTAGAAACATCGGAGCTAATTCAGCAACATGGGAAGGATCATTATGGGGCCAGCCAACACTGAAAGCCCCTACGCCACATTGCAGTCCATGTTTGTGCATCAATTCAGTCCATCGAATTGTAAATTCTACAAGCATTAGCCGGAAAGTATGCTCTCCTACGGGAGACTCATTCGGCCCCTGCCAGACTTTCACATACCGCCTGGCATTGTAGGTCCCTACTAGACGTTCAAAATACTCCTCAGCGCCTCGCCGCCCCTTTAGGATGTACTGAAATTCCTCACTGTCTCCGCCAGGCAAGGGAGCTCTAGCCAAAACGTTCAAGTTTCCATCGAACGGATCCTCTTCAGGCGCTTCGATCAGAAGGCACCATTCTGCTCCGCTAGACAAGAACACAGTTTTCATCCACCCTTGGAATTGCTGCGCCTGAAAAGCTAGCTTACTATTACTCACTTAGGCACCTCCCAAGCCGTCCCTGGATAGCATTCTGCAAGAATATATCCGCCCCACTGAGCTACGAAGATTCGCCCGCTGGACTTAATCTCGAATACGAACAAGTTGGAGAACGCCATACACTCCACCGAATCCCCTTCATACTGCATATGAAAGACGCCTGTCTCCGGCATCCCCGCAGGGATAAACCAGTTCTTGGCTCCTAGCGGGCTGTAGCCTTTGACCCATATAGCCACCTGACCCCGATGAGTGGTGGCAGCCCAGTATATGGCATACTCCTCGATTTCATCAAGGTTCGGAAAGTTTGTGCGCTTCTCCTCCAGACAGCGCTGCTCAAGTTGTCGTAGCAGTAGCCACGGTGGCCGCTCATTTGGATCCAGCGTTGCTGGTGGATGCGGCACAGGGGGCCAATCGGGTGTCGGCGGCTCAATTACTGTATTTGTTGGAGATGGTCCTGCTGTTGGAGGTGGCTTAGTCTCGGTTGGCGTCAAAGTGGGACTTGGCTCCAAAGTTGCTGTTGGGTCTGCTGAAGCTACATAAAGTATAAAAGGACCAGAAGCTGCCTTAGGTGTTGAGTTGAACTTGAAACGCACTCTGTGAGTATTCACCAAGCCGACGACGGCGTTGCTCGGACCCTTTATTCCTACAAAGTGAATAGGCCCCCCACTCTCGATAACGAACTCATACCACTGGCCCTCCTTTACTGTGATCCCATGTTTCCAGCCCCCCTGTGTATCTGTTGTCCAGCAGCGATTTTGCCAACACAGGCGAACGCCAGGCACAGGGGGATCTAGCTTGACTGCGCAGAGCGTGTTCACTTGTGCTTGTGCCTGCACTGCCATTGTTTGAGGCGGTTCAAAGAAATCCCACCAGGCCAGGAGCCAAACCCCAAAGAGCGTTAGGATCAGAAGGATTCCACAGAAGATAGCCCAAGAGCGTTTCATTTACGCCTCTCCATTATACTCTATATTAGATCTTCATCTTCGTCTTCAATATCCGCATCTGAATCTTCCCAACCCAATTTGAGCAATAAAGGCCGAACAATCTGTTTCCATCCGGCCTGATGATACTTCCTTGCGGGTCGATCAGCAAGGTAGCCACGCATCAATAGCACATAACTTTGTGGCAAATCGTGCATAACGTCTATATCCGTATCACCTGTTTTTAACTCCTCTCGCCAATCCCATAACAGATCGTAAAGCCGATCTTGTCGGCGTCTGGCACGAGCGCTAACTGGTGCTGGAGCGCTATCAAAGAGATTCGCAATCGAAATCCATTCTCCTGCTGTCAACGTGACTTCCACTTTTAGTCCCCCTATGTCTGATTGTAATGCCGCTAAAAGCGGGCTTATTTCGTTATTAGTGCCACTGTTGCTTCGTCTATTTTCTCTTGGATTTTTGCTATCTCCTCATCAAGACTAGCCTTTTGGGCCTCAATTCGCAGAATCTTAGCCTCCAGGTCATTGATAGTAAATCTCTCTTCCGTTGGAACATCAACTGTTCTTACTATCACTCTGTCTTTAGGATCTTTTGTTTCATCTGACTCGTAAGTGTATTTTTCGTTTTTGTCGATTTCCATAATTATTTCCCTTCCTTAGTTCCTAAAACCCATAAATCCCTGGTATAAACTTATCGTATTCCCCGCCTTTGCTGCATTCCATTGAGCTGTAACTGTAACATCCATATTAGCTGTAGTATCTATTGTCCCAATCGCAATAATCTCAGTTGAATAGTCTCCAATTACTAAATCCATGTGCATTGCCCTACTCCCAGATACCCCTAATGTCCTTTGTGTAGCATTGGCTTCTAAATGCCAATGGTCGTCTTCTAACTTTTTTGCTTCGCTTACTAAGGTCATTTTGACATCTCCTCCTACTCTTACTCTTATGGTGACGGTATCAGAAGCACTAGCACTTGAAACAATGCCATCTGCTAAAAACCTGAATACATTACCTACTTCTAAGCTGTTTGCCGCCATCTCAGCAGTCCAAAGTGTAGTTTCTACGGTTGTATTGGTTACTGTTACCGTTTCTATCGCAACATCGGAAGTTCTATCTATTGCTTTTTGCGTTGCTTCATTGGTTATGTAAAACTTATTATTGTAAAACTCAAGTGTACCTGCTTCTGGCGAACCTAGTAGAGCTTCTGACGCAAGATTGAGTTTCCCTGCCAGATAGAGCATATCTCCACTAGGAGTAATAGTTAAATCCCCATTAGTATCTGTTACCAAAGTAGTATTGTCTGTAGCATCAAAACTTATCTTTAATCCGGTAGAACCAAAGACTTCTAACTTAGTATCTGGATCTGTAACACCGATGCCGACGTTGCCGTTTCCATCAATTCTGACTTTTTCCGTTCCATCTACCCAAAAGTCCATAAATGGACTAGTTCCATGACGATAAGCTATTAAACCAGTAGCGCTTACATTGTCTGAAAATCTAATTTGTCCACTTGATGTAGACGGTGAGATTAATTCAATTGCAACATCACTATTATCTTCTATCACCAATTCAGCATTAACCCAAGCAGTTGCTCCTCCTCCAGCTCCTCCGTATAGATGTAGTAGGGTAATCGGCCTCGTTGTCCCAATGCCGACGTTACAGCCTGTGATCTCCAGGTAGTTATTCGTGTCATCAAATGCAATTAGCGGCCCAGCAGCTTGCCCAATAGTAGCTCCATCCGCCATTGTGATATTAGCTTGCCAGGCAATGTCTGCACCATCTGATTCAAGATGTGTATTTGCAGCTCCAATGGTCAATTCCGCCCATTTAGGTGTTGCGTTACCAACGATAATGCTCCCCCGCGAGACACCAGCAGCTAGTGTGTCTCCATGCTGAGCAGACAGTATATCGTGGGCAGGGATATCGGCAGCAACCAATGACCGGAATGTAGGTGCAGCAGTCCCTCCGGCATTAGGCCCTGCAAAGATTAGATTGGCGTCTTGGTTGTCTAGGGTCAGCTCTTGTGTAGATAAGCCTAGCAAGTTAGCCGCTAGCGTTGCGTGAAGTGTGATAGCGTTATGATGTTGATCAGAGGTCACGCCGCTCAGTTGCGCATGATCCACTTGTGCCCAAGCCGCGTCTGTACCGTCTGAACCTAAATAGCGATCTGCAGCTCCAATTGTAAGCTCTGCCCACTTGGGAGTACCGTTGCCTACAACGATTGAGCCTTGTGAGACTCCCGCCGCTAATGTGTCACTGTGCTGAGCAGAGAGTGTGTCGTGTGCAGCAGGCACAGGGGGTTCCCAATCTGTTTCTAATGATAGGCGATAGTCCACCCTATCCCCTGGGCTTCTTACTATCTCCACCCAAACAGAAGTATCTGCTACAGAAGGAACACCCATATTGCGGGCTCGTACTGTTCGAGTGGGGTCTCCAAGCAATCTAACATAGGCATAGCCAGTTCTGCCTGGTACATCCACTACTCCTATTGCATCTCCCAATGTTCCAGGCACAAAGCGATGCGCAGGCTCTACATTGTCAAACAATGCTGCTAGACTACGTGCTGCCCTAGCTTTTAGGGATACTAAAGAAGGCATAATTATGTTCCCTTGTCAGGCCGTCTAAGGGTAGCAAAGGCTTCCAGTTGGAGCTCGGTGCTCAGAAGGCCCGTTTCAAAGTCAACCTCATGATGGATACCTGTAACAAAAAATCGCTTATCTTCCCAGGCCAATCCGTAACGGGTGCTGGCTGCTTCCAAACTTAACTGGACTCCGCCAAAGTCTACTAGGTCAAGAAAGCTATAGTTACCTAAACACTGGAAGGTTACAGCAGGATAAGTATTGTTTCTCTTCGAGAATAGGCGTTGTGCTAGAAACTCTGCTTCGTCTTGGCTCGCGAGGACGCAGCCGCTCCGCGTTTCTACCCGCCCTCGGTATGTAGGTAATTCACCCGGGTAGTAACCTATAACTGGTGTAGCCGTCGCTCCGTCGTAGGCCACTCCCTCAACACAAACTACACTAGTTGTTGGCTCGTCTACAAATTCTAATGTTAGGGGAGCCTTCCAATCCTCTGCCCCGAACGTATAGGGCACAGGGAGATCTGCCCACATATCCGCCTCAATGGTATATTGCGGATCGTTTGCAATGGATACTCTCCCGAATCTGTCTACGATGATATGGGCAAAGACATCTTTGGCAAGGGCATTTATTTGGCTCCAAAGAGTTCCTCGGGGAAAATCTTGATATTTTACTAAGTGCTCTGAGATCTTGTGTGAAATACTTGGCCAGGTATCATAGTAGTAAGCAGGCAGGAATACATCAGTAATGCTCATTAGTGTACTGTTCCACAAGAGCAAGTTCATGAAAGCATAGTTTGGTGAGAGTACATCTTGTTTGACCCAAGTGTCTGCTGTTGTTATGTCAGCATAATCTAAAGCCAAACTAAAGTTATCTCGATTCTTCATTAGCCTTTGGAGTCCAGCAGTTTGAAAGCGTACAACTCTAGATCCAGGTTCCTTAGACACACTACCTGCTACAATGTATCCAACATATTTTACTTCAGAGCGATAATCGAGAGGCTCCTCAGACCCGAAATCAAATCCACCCAATTCCTCCTCTGCGAATAGAATAACCTGAGCACCTTCAGGAAAGTCGGCTATAGGAGAGTCTGTATAGACTTCAAATTCGGCTACCCAACCGCCCTCAGCTACGCTACCGCTCAGGTTTTCCACTTTGAAGTTTGTGTAGGGTGCGTTCTCGCCTGTGCGTTCAAATATGTGAATATATCGAAAGGCAGGGTACATAAGCCAGGTAGGTATGCCCGTCTCTACTTGACAATCTACACGGTAAACTCCTGGAGCATCCCAGGTAAAGTAGCCCGGAGTTTCTAAAACAGAAGAGTCCCAGCCCAACACACTATTATCCCAAAATCTCCAATACCACCAAGCAGGCGGTGTTAGCGGATTGATGTTGTAGCTATCTTTTGCGGTAAAGTAGACTGAAGCCGTCCCGTCCTCTAAAAAAGCACAGGTTGGTGGCCCTATAATTGGTACACACCTAGTATGTGCGGTTTGCATCGGCATTGCTGCATCAGCCGGTGTAATATCCCAATCGCGATACCAAATGAGTGCTTCAGGATCTCCTGGGTCAACTATAACTCTAGGAAATTTGGACCACAGCTCGAATACATCGTATATCTCAAATAGGTCTCCAACTGCCCAGTCAAGATCATCCTGTTCTGCCACAGGTAAAGTTGTGTCATCCATGCCGGGGCGCAATCTAACCTTTCCTTTATACACACCAGCGCTGGTATAAACTTTGACTGTTATGCCATGATAACAAGCTGTCCGATCTCCGCCTGAGTTTATATATTTTATCTCTGTTCCATCCACATCGGGGGTAACGCTATCCACTTCTCCCCAAAAGAGCTTCTTTGGATTGTGTACCGCGAGGTAGTATTTCCCCCTGTGCGGATGCTCTCGGGAGAGTGCTATTCTACCAGAAGGCCCTCCTGATATTGGTGTGTCAGTTATAGTGAAAGTATCGGTAATTGTTCCCTTATCAAATTTACCTCTAGGCCATTGTTGCTCTGAATCTAATTCCCCTACAAAGCTCAGATAACCTCTCCGCGACCTGCGAAATGTAATGCCGGATTCAGGCGGATGAGGCGGGTCTGGCGGCCAGTCAGGAGGGGGCGGCGACGGAGTGTAATCCGATCTTCTAGTTCCCAATACCCCATATAACCTAAGAGTTCCTTCTAGCTCTTTTTTGAACCCTGTCTCATCTGAGCCGAATAGCCCATAGAAAGACATTGTACCCAATGGATACCTGTACCAGGTGGTTCCGCCTTTTGATTGAGGTTTGTCTGGATCACTGGGGTCATAACCAGGATCTCCAGGGTCCCAAGGTTTTCCTGGATTCCATGGATATGTGTTGCCAGCATCTCCAACAAAAGTCAGTGTCCCTTCCAGCGTTGCATAGCGAGTCTTCTTACCAAAGAGAGCTCCTGCAAAAGTTAGAGCTCCCTCAAAGGGGTCAGGATTGACTGGGGGTCCTGTGGGTTCTGTACAGACTCCTGCTGGGCCATTATAATCTCTCGATCCTGGATAAAGAAATGAACCTGCAATGCTACTGGAAAAGCCTATATGTTCATAGACTAAATCATTCTCCATATCGGCGCTTATTACATTATTTCCGTGCCAACTTATACCAGTAGGAAAAGGTCCTGGAGTGGTGTAGCTATCAATAATAGAGGTAGAAAAAAGATAGTGTCTAAAATGTTTGGGGGAGCTAACATTGCTATCTACGCTTAGCGTATTAGTATCTGCTGCATCAATACCTGCAGGAATAGCCCCCGGGGCGGCAATATAGTCTAAAAGGCTACTTGAGAATCCGTTATGCTGATAGAGCGTTTGATTCATCCTATCAGAACTAAGGATATTGTTTGATGTCCAGGCAACTCCATTAGGTGAACTAGAAGGGGCATTAACACTGGAATTGATGCTGCTTGAGAATCCATTGTATCGTATTATCTTATCTGTTGCTCCATAGCTGTAGGCGCAGTAAAGGTAAGTGCCATCCCAATCAAGCCCTTTGACGCTAGCAAGTGCAAAGGATTGTAGGATAGTAGTTGAAAAGCCAGACATTCGGAATACCCAACGTGGATAGCCACCTTGGACAAGAATGTTATAAGCCATGTTAGCTCAATTCTATTCTGAGGCGAATTAGCCAGATCTGACCGGAACGCTTGGTACCTTGACTGGAGACTTTCCGATTGAGATTTACGCCATCTGTTTTGTTCCTTACGCAGAATTCCTCCCAAGCAAACTCTGCCTCTCCATCATCGAACGAGCTCCTAAAGTCGAGGCGCTGAAACGCCCCAGCTTTGGGATATCCTGCCTCCATTCCTTTATAGAATTTATTAGTTTCTGCTTGCAACCCGTGCTGCGCGGCAGCCGCTGCTGTATCGTCATCCCCAACACCAATTTCTGCATTAGAGTTGTCAAAATGATCTGCGCTGTCTCCTGTGGCCAATTCAAACAATAAATTGATACCCAGGTTCAGGGCACAGTTTCCATCAAACTCGGATACTGCATAGGGAGCAGTCTGGCCTACAAGATATTTTTCAATACGCCAAGAAGTTTTCCAGTGAAGCTTCTCATCCATCTATATTGCCTCCAGATGGGTAAACCTGACAGTAACATTTGACCAGCCCCCAACTAAAGCACTGGCATCGCCTGGGATCTCCGGTCGGTGCATTACTGCAGAGTAGGTAGCATAAGTATTGTCTGGACGGCGGGTGTTGATGTACAGGCTAACCGATGCAGAAGTACCGAGAAAGGCGAGTAGCGTTGTTAGCATTGAACGGGACATATATTCAAACGTCCAGGTACACTGTGGGTAACCGTCTCCAACGGCTAAACCTGTCCCTCCTGTATGAACTACGGGGGTGTAGACAAAGGTAACTCCCCGAGGAGGCACCCCTAAAAGGTCTTCTACATTTTGCATATCAGAAGAGACAATATCCAACTTGTATTCATAAGTTGCCATATTAACCGTTACCTCGGTAGCTTCGTTAGGGCTTCGCGTGAAGCCGCTGTTATAGCTTCATAAGAGGCCGCATAAGCGATTTCTCGAACCTGCTCTAAAGTTTCCTGAGAAGTACCCACAGGCAGGTGCCATACGTTCTGCTGGGTCATCCGCATGTTGACTGAACTGTTGGAGTTCCCTCCAAATGTTCTTGATCCCATCAATAATAGAGGCTCTATGCCTAGACGTGGATCTGTAGGTATTCGGTATCTTGGATCATTTGGAGGCTCTATAACCCAACGCGGATCTCTTAGGAATACCTCCCCTTTAAACATGGCTTGATTCAAAACTCCAAAGCGACTTTCCAGAGAGCGTACTGTATCTGCATTGAGGACGTATTCCTTACCGGCTTCGCCTAGCCAATACTTTCCGAAGAGGGCATATCCGCCTGTATGTCTCCAACCAGGTTCATCGCCTCCAAGTCGGGGTCTATCAGGAGAGTCTGGGAGCGTATCTGCGAGATCCTGGAGCTCATCCCATATCTCTTGATAGTCTCTTAGAAAATCCTTTACATCTCTCAAAAGCCTATCATAATGCGCTTGATAGGACCCTTCTAATTCATCCCAGAAACCGGCGAGCTTTCTCAGTTTAGCTAAATGTGCCTCTCTTGCGGCCTGTTCTTCCTCTTCTAATTCGTCTGTGAGCAAAGCTAGTTGTTCTTCATATTGTTCTTTCCGTTTATCATAGGATATTTTATAGCGAGTATCCTCAGCTTTCATAGCAGCTTCATATTGAGCAGCAGCGTCTTCCTCTTTACGCGTAAAGGCATCCGCAGCTTGTTGCCTAGCACGTTTAAAATTCTCCGCACGTCTGTTTGCTGCTAGCCTATAATTTTCGGCTGCGTCTTGCCTTTCAAGAGCATATTCTTGCTGTCGTCTTTCTTTCTGAAGTGCGTACTGCTCATTTTCATCTGCTATTTGCTTTGCATAAGCCTCACGCCTTGCAGAGCGAGCAAGGACGTAATTCTCGGTTGCCTCCTGCTGTTGTGCTGTATATTCTTTTTGGCGCTTCTCGCGCCGCTCCAGATAGTATGCTTCCTCCTCAGCTAATTGCTCCGCATAATGAGCTTTTTCCTCAGCAAGTTGCTCCTGATAGGCTTCTTCACGAGCAATCTTTTCTTCTTCAGCGCGCTCTTCTTCCTCAGCAACTTGCTTTTCGTAGTCTTCCTGGCGCTTTTGGGCCTCTTTCGCACTGCGCTCCTCTTCTTCTCTTACTCGCTCCTCGTAATCTTCTTGTCTCTTTTTCTTTTGTGCCTCAAAGCGCTCGTTCTCCTCACGGATTTGCTTTTCATAATCCTTGCGTCGTTTAGCTGCTATTTTCTCAGCGCGTTCGTTTTCTTCGTTTACACGCTCCTCATAATCCTCGCGTCGCTTTTTCTTTTGTTCCTCATAACGTTCTATCTCTTCTTGTCTTCGATCTTCATAATCTCGCTGTCTGCGCTCTTTGTCCTTAGCATAACGTTCGTTCTCTTCATTAACGCGATCCTCATAATCCTTCTCACGACGTTCTTTATCTGTCTCGTAATCTTCCTCAGTTTCATCACGCTTTCTGGTATAATCACGCATTTCTCTGAGCAGACCACGGGCATCACGGGTGCTGATAAGATCATCCATCCGATCAAGATGATCTTGCTCCATGCGCTCCATCCGGCGCAAGTGATCCTCTGCCGCGCGTGCCTCTCTTTTCTGATAATCGTCCTTCAAACTGGCTAGACGTTCCGCATGTTGTTCTGCGTCTTTTTCAAGAGTCTCCTGCAAACTCTCTTCCAGGTCTGCTAACCGTTTAGCATGTTTCTCAGCATCGTCAAGAATACCTTCTTCGTAGTTCTTTCGGAGATCCGCAAGGCGTTCCGCGTGATTTGCAGCATCCTCTTCTACAGCCTCATGATAACTTGTTTCTATGTCTGCTAACCGTTCAGCGTGTCTCTTTGCGTCATCTTCCAGAGCATCTTGCAAGCCTTTAGCACGATCTGCCATGCGTTCAGCATGTTGTTCCGCAGCATCCTCAACAGCCTCGTAGTAGCTGGTTTCTATTTCTACCAGACGTTCGGCGTGTTGCTTAGCATCATCAAGAATGTCTTGTCTATTTTGTTCTGCAAGATCGCTAAGTCGTTCAGCATGTTCTTCAGCAGCTTCTTGAACAGCTTTTTGGTAATCCTCAGCCATCTGCAAAAGTTCTTGCTGATAATCCTCTTCAAGTTGCTGCATTTTTCGATGGTAGGCATCTGCGGCTTTTTCATCCGCTTCTTGTGCCTTAGTTGCTAAATTAGCTAGACGCTCTGCATGTTGCACAGCATCCTTTTCCAATTGCCGGAGATAATCTTTCTCGGCTTGCTGCTCTTGGTGCCTAAAGTCTTCGAGCCGTTGCGCTTCTTTGACTGCAAAATCCTCTTTTGCTTGTTGCTCACTAAGATTATAGGCTGCCAATCGCTTTATTTTTCCATCGGCGTAGTTCTTCTCTAAACTAGCTTCTTTCTGTAAATGTGTTTCTAAGGCAGCACTTTGCCAGTCCAGCCAGGCAGTATGCGCCGCAGCAAACTTTTCATCGCTCTTTAGACGAAGTTGGAGAATTGTCTCTTCATACTCTTCCTGAAGGGCTACAAGTTCATCATTTATTTTCTTCTGTTCTGCACTTACTGGGCTTACTTCGCCAGGTGGGTGTAACTCCGCTGCGCCTACTTTAGTAACCCGCTCTGCCTGTATCCAACCTTCTTCTACGCCACCCATACGACGTGCAGCAAATATCTCTTTTTCTGTCTCTACAAGTTTTGCTACTTCATTAACAAGTTTGTCAAGGTCCGCTCTACCTTCCTTGTCCCAGTACATAATTGACATTGCTTGTTTGCCCAGAACTTTCTCAAGCAACTCTAAGGATTTCTCTGTACGTGCTGTGTATACCTGTCTCCCTATTCCGGGCCTAAACAGCTCATTAAATCGGTTTTGTACTTCTTGACTTTCCTCAAGAAGTCGTCTGGACCCTAATGTAGGATTTTGAAGTAGCTCACGAACTACAATAAACGCAGCCCCAGCAACCCCTGCTATTGTCAATCCCGTAACTGCCGCTGCCGAACCTGCAGCGGCTGCTGCACCACCGACGGCAACACCTGTTCCCCCAGCCACAGCACCTGCAGTACCTGCAGCACCTGCAGCACCTGCCGCTGCTACGGCTGTCTTCATGATCGCAAAGTTAGCAATTGAAAGAGCCAACTGCGCTACTACACGAGCCAAATTACCTACAACAAGATTCAATGCTGCGGCTCCCAAAGCTGCTTTCGCTAACCAAGGATATTTTTCCACTATCTTTGCCAATTTGGATAAAGCATCTACAGCATCTTCCATTATAGGCAAGCCAGCTTCAACTACGGCCTTACCAACACCTTTGACGGCTGCATCCCACCGTGCGCGCATTCGTTTTGCTCTATTTGCATCTTCTTCTTCCCACCGAGTCCACATCTGTTCAAAGAGACTTTGTGATCCAGTTAAAGCATTTGTTTCCTCTTGTATTGCATCTATATTGTTTTTGCGGGCATCAATCTGCTTTTCTATTAATGTAATTAAAACTGGTAATTCAGTTGCTCTTGCAATTGTAGCTAGTAATGCGCTACGCTCCATTTCAGTCATATTTTCGGTTGTCATAGCCAGAAAGTCTATATAATTAGCCAAAGAAATAAATTTGTCATCAGGCCAGGCCATTTTTTGCCATGTATCGTTCAATTCGCCGCTAAGTCCAAGCGCTTCGTTCATAGCATCGTTATGATCTTTTGTGGGCTTTAGCATTTGAATAAACATCTGGTTCAAAGCACGCCCAACGCGGGTTCCTTTTATATTGGCACCCGCTAAAAGATCTGTAACAGCAACAAGTTCTTCAAATGAAATTCCAAGTTGGTGGGCCAAGGGACCTGCATAAGCTATGGTTTGACCAATATCTACAACTGAAGCATTAGTTTTAGCTGCACCGAAGTTTAGTACCTCAATAATGTGAGATACATCTTCCAATGTCATCCCAAAACCGTGCATAATACCGCCCGTAATTTTGGTAAGTTCACCCAAATCCTCACTGTTTATAGCGGCTAATTTTTGAAGATCTACAACGCGCTCCAAGACATTGTTTAGTTCAGTTTCAGTTTGAACAACTTCTCCTGTGCCCGCAGCCCATAAACGCAAACCCTCTGCTATTTCCTCGGGAGCAAATAACCCCAATGCCTGAGAAGTATCAAGAATTTTTTGTTCTAAAACATCCTGCATCTCAGACTGCATCTCCATAGCTATAGCAGCGCGGGTGGCAGCTTCATTGAATTCCAAGTAGGATTCCCCAGCTTGAGCCATTGCACGGAAAATCGCATTACCTGTCCGCGTCATACTTTGTCCAATAGAATCCAAACTATATCCCAAACGTCTAAGTCCAAACCATTGAAGCGACGCCTTGTTCAAGCCTTCATTAAATGCTTTAAGCCAATCGTTAATTCCAGGTCCATGTGTTTTGATCGCGGCACTAATATCTTCAACTGGCTTTTGCCATTGCGCTCCACCAACCGCACCACCAACATTTGTCCAGCCAGTACCACCTGCTCCTGCTCCAGCGCCACCTGTAAGCAAAAGTGGCTGCTGCCTTAATGAAGCCGTTTCGCGCTCAAGAGCGCGCATAATAGCCAACAATCTTTCAGCATCGGAGATCGCCGATTTGAAAACTACATTTCCCTGTGCAGATATTCGCTGATAAATGCGGCTTGCTGCGGCTTCCATATCAGGTAAGATAGAATGCCCAACAATTTCATCGTAGGCTTGTCTTGCACCTTTAGTGAGCGAGTCAAAAACATCGTCGCCCTCTGTAGACATGTTCTGGTACACATTTTGTACAGCTTTGTCTAGGACTTGTATATGACCAATTACCTCCTTTACCCGTTTTCTATAATTACCAAGACGACGAGTTTGCGAAGTAATACTTTTATTAGCTAAATCAAAAGCAGATGCAAGTCGCCGCTGTGCTGCTGCCAATTTATCATCAGGAGCACTACTTCGGGCCAAAGCAGCTTCAAGTTTCCGAGCAATGTCTTGGGCCTTGCGAGCGACATCCTTTTCCAGAATATCTATTTCAAAGAGATACCTTGTGGTATAATCAGCCATGGATTATTTACCCCACTCCTCTTGTACTCTAGCATTCAAAGCCGCACCTAAACCTTTGGCTAAGTTTCTGCCAAAGGCTTTTTTGTATCTAGCTTGTGTCGGAGCAATTGGTCTAGCAGGCATATATCTAGTGCCTTCTTGAAACCAAAGAAAACGAGGATCGTTGGTGCCATAGCGAAGCATTTTGCTATTGTTTCCTAGCTTAATACTTTCTATGATACCTCTGCCTTGGAGACTTTCCTTGAAGGAGCCTGTACGATAGAGGATTGGATGCTCTGGGGGGAAGCCTAAATAGAGCCTATGTAGGATCGTAGGCAAAACAAGAGTCTTCCAGGGTGGTTGGCCCTCCCGTTCAAAGATTGCATCGATATATTCTGAGTAGACTCTATAAGCTATCCAAGAATCTCGATCAACAAAAGCAGCAATTGCACGTGCGGGTTGGGCTAACACACGACGAAAGGCCCCTGCAGATGATGCAGTTGGTCGTAAGCTGATTGTAAGCTGCACAATTTATTGCCTCCGCCTGACTGCGACGCCTGGAAGGGCACCTTTCATCATATCCTCTATACGACCTCTGCGCCAGGCAATAGTAGCTAAATCTTCCAGAAGCCAATCAGGTTGATTTAAAAGGCCGCCATTTACAGGTAGAAACCTCCAATCCATACTTTCTAACAAAGTCCATATGCGCCAAGAAATGCTCGCCCTGTGAAGGTCCCAGTTTGGAGGATCCTCCTCTGGGGGGCGTTTTTTCTGCGTGAGCCAAACGAGCAGCTTTTGATCTAACTCTTGTCGCCGTTTGGCTCTGCTGCTTCCCCCTTCGTCTCCTCTTTTTTAGTTGGTTTCTTTCCCACTTCCCAGTGTGGATTAAGCTCAAATACGGCTTTTTCCCATTCATACACCAGGGAATCAGGAAGCCGAAGGAAGTCTTCGGAGGCTATCTCCGCAGTAAGTTTCTTCTTAGCCTTGCCGTTCTTAAAGTCCGTTGCAGCTATACAGGCTGGATAAGTGTGGAGTAGCAGGACTCGGCGGAAACGTGCTTTTTCCTCAGTTATATTCTCATCAATAGGCTGAGCAAACATCTGAGCAATCAACACGCTCCGCGTCATCCCATCCAACACCGTTGCCTGCTTCACGGTTAGCGTTACATTGTACTGATCATCTTTGTACACTATCTCTTTTGTTATCATGGGTCCCCCTCTGATCTACTGCTAGTCTTTGTAGTCGTACTCTATGATAACCTTTGCACCATCGTCGGGTGCGTCAATTGTCACTACCCCATCAGTCTCTGTATGCCCTGTAAGCACCCCATCAACATATACCTGAACGAGGCTATCCTCCTGTAGATAAGCCCCTTTAGTAAGTGTGAACTCTGTTTCAACACCATCTCCCTTAAAGGCATCCAGCCAATACTTGTATTGGGTAACGATCATTAGCACAGGGGCTTTAGTAAACCCATTTACCTCAGTTGAAAACGATGCCCCAAATTCATCTGTTGTTACAGGACTTGTTACGATAGAGTAGGAAAATTCTCCAACCGCAGCATCCTCCATAGTTGCAGGGCGTACAGCCGCCTCACAACTTAGAAGCAGATATGTTTGCCAACATTTCTGCCCAAAAGTAGCACTTCCTTCCTCACTGTCGATAGCCTCACGGCAACCCCACATACAAAGTGTCTCCTCATCACCCTGTTTGTCAGTTGCCAGCCCAATACGGCGGCCTTTTAGTGAACCAAACGACTCTGTAGAGGTTATCAGAGCAATAGCCCCCAGATTCGTTTTAGACACTCTCAATTCCGCCGTGGGGTTCTCTGTAGGTGGTAGCTGGAACGTATGATATGGTCGGTCATCCCCACGTGCAGTTACACGTTGAGGCTCAGGAACAGTGAGCGTCAGAGCAAGCGCACCACTGATCTGAACCCCACTATAAGCTACACCTGCCGCAGGGTCACCTACTATCTTGATCGTTCCATCTGTATCGCGCAAAGCGACACGCACCATTCGCAAGCCTATTCCTGTAGAAATTTCATTCTGAGCCATTTTAGCCCTCCTGTTTTACGACTCTAAATGCGTAACTAACCGCCTCGTATTCGACCGCATAGGCTGGATCCCACCTATGTCCCGTGCGATCACTATAAGACACAGCGAGAATACCCCTCCCTAAACCTGCTGCCAAGTTCTCTGTAAAACTTGAAGCACGTAGAAGGTTCATCAACTCAATCCGAACATTTCTAATGTTGCGGTAACCCCTAACTCTGTCGTATACCCTAATTGTCACAAGCTGAAAAAAGTGCCCTGCATAGCGTGGAGCTGGACTCTCCCCAGCGTCCTGTACTGAAATAGCCAATGCCTTATCTAAATCTCCAGCCGCTCGCCTGGTGCCTACTGCACCCTCCAGGAACGATTCATTAATATCGCCAGACTCTACAATGTTATCTGCCCCGTCAACAATCATAACGCGCAAAGGTGCAGCCAAAACGTTTGTCTTGAGAAAGTCCCATACCAATTGAGAAGAATCAACTGCCACGGTCCACCTGCCATTCTCTCATATTACCACAAACGGGGCAAATAATCCGGACTAGAACTTTATCATCTTCTACAGCTACTTGGACAATAGAGACAACTGACCAGCAAATACCACATCGAAAGAGCCCAATTCTATCTGTACTGGGTATAATAAAGCTGCCTTCTTGAGCGTTATTCGCGCTCATCCATAATTACCTCATGTTTGTAGGCATACTGACCTGCATAAGCTACTCGAAATGTTCTAACGATTGCTGAACTCCGCTGTGTAGCTTTAATTGCGTCACGTGCCATCATTTTGGGGGCATTGTATGGCGCTAAGAGTGCCCATCCATAATAGCCAATTGGTAGTTCTCCTTGCAAAGCGCTTGCTCTGGGCCATTCCTCTCTAGGCGCTCCACGAGCACCTACAGGCTGAATCCTCCCAACAAAGCTAAAAGTAGTTTCAGCATCATCTGGCGTTCGGCCTGCTCGATAAACTATAATATCCCATGGATCATCATTGATGATCTTAAGATTGTTTCGTCTTCTTACCGTCAAGTTTACTGGCGTCATCGTGCTATTGCTACTCCTGTTCCACCATACTTTTCTTTGACACCTTGTCGAAGTACTTTAA